TGCCACAGTTAACGCGAACGTGGGCTCGTTCGGCTCGACAACGCAATGCGTCGCTTTTACGGTTGATGCCAAAGGGCGGCTTACGGCTGCATCGGCCGCGACATGCGCCCCTGCAATCGGTAGCGTCACGGGCTTCGGGACTGGCGTCGCAACGGCATTGACTTTGAATATCGGATCGGCTGGCGCCCCGGTTCTCTTCAACGGTGCAGGCGGCACGCCTACGTCTTTGGTGCTGACTAATGCGACGAACCTGCCAACTTCGGCGCTCACGGGACTGACGCTAGCCGCTCAGGAACCCGCCCATACAGGTGACGTGACGAACACCGCCGGCAGTCTTGCTCTGAACTTGAGTGCAGCGCGTTCCACGCTGCCGACTATTCAGCAATTCACGACCGGCAGCGGCACGTACACCAAGCCCGCGAATACGCTATGGATTGAAATTTTACTGCAAGGCCCCGGCGGTGGCGGTTCGGGTTCTGGCACGACCACAACAAGCGGTGCCGGCGGTACAGGCACCGGAACGTGCTGGAACACCTCCGGCGCGGCCTGTACGACGCCGGTTTACTCGGCAGGGCCTGGGGTTGGGGGCGTAGGTGGAGGCAGCTTGGCAGGCGGTAGTGGCGGAGGCATTACGGGTTCGGCGAGTTGTACAACGTCAGTATCAGGAGCGGCAGGCACGGCTGCCCCCGTCGCAGCCGCAACTGGCGGAGCAGGTGCGGCGGGCGCGAGTAGTCCATTGGCGGGCGGTGGCGCGGGAGGCATCCCGGGCGGCGGTGGCGGTACTGGCGCCCCTGCTAACTCAGGTGCGGGCGGTGGAGGTGCGGGTGGCGTCGCAACTGTTGCATCTGGCGGCGGCGGCGGTGCAGGTGCGTATTGTTACGTCATCATTAACACGCCAGCCGCTAGCTACACGTACGCGGTAGGCCCCGGAGGTAGTGCGGGTGCGGCGGGGTCTTCTGGTGCTGCGGGCGGTACCGGCGCAGCCGGTTTAATTCGCGTTATTGAGCATTACGGATCATGAGCTACAGCCCCACTACCGACTTTCTTGCACTACTGCGGCAGACAGCCGCGGGCGTGAATTTTGAACGCATGCCGGGGCTCGACTTTGTCTTGGCTGCGCTTGCGCGTGCAGGAATGTTCAGCGTTTCGGTGGGGCAGACTGCGCCAATCGTCAACCAATCCTCCACTGCGTGGCTCCGGGCCGCGTCTCCGTCATGGACTGCGGAAGGTATCTTGTATCTGTGGAATGCCGCTACCGTACAGTACGAAGTTGCCACGCCTGCGCTCTGGACTGCATTGATAGCGAGCGGCGGCAGCTATGCATTTCAGTTAGTTAGCGTGGCGGCTGGCGTTGTAAACAGTGGCGTATCGTTGCTTGCGGTCCAGCGTTCCGCTCCGGTCACAACTTCGTTGATGCTGCCCAATCTTGTTAGTCAGTGGAGTACTGGGCGCCGGCTTCAGGTCGTGGATTTTTCCACAGCCGTAGCCCGGCACGTCATTACGCTCACGGTGCCGGACACTGCCACAATCATGCAACGTGCATCGTGGCAGCTCGTTTCTACTACCGATCAGCTCACTGGAGTGACGCTGCAACCCTCCCCTGAACTTAACGCTTGGATCATTGCACCATGAAATTCATTGCTTCCGTTATCATCGCTCTTTTGTTTTTGGTTGCGCCTGCCACCGCGCAGTGGCAGGTTCCCGCACATTCTTTGCCGGTGGGGCTGGGAGGCGGCAACACAGGCTTTAATTCAGTCGGGCCATGTGCTACCGGCGTCCCCTTTGTTGGCCAGGGGGCTACCACAGATCCAGCATGCGCGCCTATCGATTTGAATGGTGCCGGGGTTACGGGCACGCTTCCGCCTGCGAGGCTGCAAGCAGTGCCGAACAGCGCTCTGACGGCTATGCCTGCCAAAACATTGAAGGGCAACAACACTGCGAGCCCTCTGACACTTGATTTGACAATTGCACAGGTCAAGACTTTGTTGTCGGCGGTTCCAGCGGTTACCGATCCGCTATACGGTGCGGACCCTACAGGTATCGTTGACAGTACGACGGCATTTCAGAACATCATTAGTGCTGCATGCGGTAACGGTTTTGGACATTTCCGCGTCCCCGCTGGTCGCTATCTCGTTACTAAAATTAATCAAACCAATTGCAACAACGTAGTGATCGATGGGGACGGAGATCAGTCTACCATCGTCATGAACGGTCAGGATTTTAACGGTAATTGGTGGGACCTGTCCGGTTCAAACAATATTTCGTTTTCGCATCTTCGATTTGTCGATGGTGGTTTTCCTGTACGTATTGGGTTTCTATGGGCATGTACTGGAACTAACTGCAACGCAAGCGGCATCGTTGCAGGGCTTTCCTTTGACCACGTTAACGTGAGCGGTAAATTCGTCTTGGCCGGCCTGTACGGATATGGCTACGGTCCTCTGGCGTTTTCTAATGGCGGAACGTTGATGATTGCCAACGCCAACTGGCAAAATACGTATAATGGTCCAGTTGCCGCGTCAGAACGGACACGTACTGCCGTACTGATGCTTACGGCGTACAATATAGGATCGATAGTTTCATCGTACGTAACCGTGACAGCGACTACGGCCATCGCATCACAAACCCACCTCGTCAACGCTAATATAAACGACATGGCTACGTCGGGATCGACGCTCAGCAACAATGCGGCAATCGTAACCGATGGCGTAAACCAGTTCACTATGGTTGGCGGGCAAGTGGCATGTCTATGCATTGCAGATTTCATTGGGTGGACGAGCGACGAAGGTGTAGTATTCATTCAAACGGCGTTTCAGGAACCACTTGGCGCCGTTGCGTGCACTACCAAGTTTTGGGCTTTGTTTGGCGGTGGTGTCAACGCAGCCATAGCTTTTCACAATGTGCTATTTTCATGTCCCGGTACTGCACCGAGCGCGATTATCGGACTTGATCAAGGCATCTCTGCAGGCGAGGGCGGGATTTGGTTTTTGACGTTCACTGGTGACGATGTCGGATTGAATAGTTTCAATCGGCCATTTATCGGCAAGACGGCGTCGGGCTGCGGCGCCTTTGCTGCGGCAAACAATTGGATACTGCTAAGCAATATCAATATGGTGTCCGGTGCCAACAATCTTGATTTGTGCGGAGGGATTGATAGTCGGACCATTATTCAAAACGTCGGCACTGTGACGTTAGTAGGTGGCGCTACGGACCACGGTGCAGCAAACCCATTCAGGTGACGTCATGAGCTTCTATGACGCAGTGGTTCGCACGTCGGCGGCGTTCAAGTCGGACGCCATATGCAAGGATCTCGGCTTGCTGGAGCCGGGAACGCGGGCGGCGGTGCTGGCGATCGTGGACGAGGCTAAGACCGCCGGCCACGATCTTCGCGTGCTTGAGACGTACCGATCCCAGGTCAGGCAACACGCGTTGTTTCTCCAGCATGCGACCAAACTCAGCACGGTCGGCTGCCACGGCTATGGCGTGGCCGTCGACTTCGGGGTGTTCATCAACGGCAAGTATGCCGAAGCGAACGGCCCCTATGTCTTCCTGCGCGAGCTGGCGCGCAAGCACGGCATGATCTCCGGCCAGGATTGGGGGCACGCCCGCGAAGGCAGCTTCGTCGATAGCGGGCACGTTCAGCGGGTTCCAGTGTGGCGGCAGAGTGCTCTATTCAGCGGAGCATGGTACCCACCGGCTGAGGGCTACGATCCGTATGTCGACAGCAAGGTGAACGGTCATTTGGATGTCGTAGCGGTCCTGTAGCGCTGCTCGATCGCATCTAGGTAGTCGGGTGACGGAGCCGCCAGGAACGCCGGCAACGGGCGCCTGCGCTCCCTGAGCACTTCGTACAGCGTCTCCAGCGTCTCACGCTTGACCAGCACATAGCCCTCCGGGACGGTCACCAGGGGCGTCGCGGCGGGCTCTACGGCCTCGAAGGGGTTTGCGCGGGCGAGAACAGGGTGCATCAGACGTCCAATGGTTGGGGGCCGGTCAGAGGGCACTCTTCCCGGCCCCGTTGGAGGTTGACCACATAGCGCACATTGCTGTATGACAGAACCCACAAATTGTGTCAACCAAGGGGCTAAAATGAACCTTACTCCGCTGCAGATTATCGGCATCATTCTCGCCGTCAATGGTGCTTTGACTGGCGCCACCGCACAGCTCACCGACCTATTCGGCGCAACCGTCGCCAAGGATATTGTTTCAATTGCCAGTCTCGGAAGCGCCATGCTTGGCGGTATTATCACGTCAATGTCCGGGCAAGCCGCGCAAATCCGCAACGTGGCCGCGATGCCCGGCGTGTCACGAGTATTGATCGACGCCAGCGCGAACCAAAATGTGGCTCAGGTCGCAGTCGATCCAACCCAGCCTAGAGTTGGCGCAACCACTCCTGATGCTCGCGTCGCTTTGCAGACCACCGCCAAAGGCGCATGACACTGTGTTGATGCCTTGGGAAGCTTCGCCCGTACGCAATAAAGATGATGCACGGGCGAAGCTTCGCGACTTCGATTACTACCGTGAGAAGTTCCTCTGCATTCGGCCGCGCGAGGGCGGTGAGCGCGTTCCGTTCATCCTCAACCATGCGCAGCGCGTGCTTCATGCAAAGATCGAAGAGGAACGCAAGACCTTCGGCATGGTTCGCGCGCTCATCCCCAAAGCGCGACGGATGGGCGTCAGCACGTACGTAGGCGGTCGGTTCTTTCATCAGACGGCTACTCAGTTCGGTCGGCGTTCGCAAGTCGTCGCGCACCGCACGGACAGCGCGGCAAACCTGCATCGCGAAGTCAAGGAATTTTGTGCAGGGCTGCCGCTGCCGCTGCGTCCGTCCGTGGGCGCGACGAACGCTCGCGAGTTGATTTTTGACAAACTGAAATCGCTGTACAAAGTCGCTTCGGCGGAAGGCGGCGACATCAGCCGATCCGACGACTTCCACGCGCTGCACCTGTCCGAGGCGGCGTTCATGGACAATACGGAAGACCTGTCATCGGGTCTGATACAAACCGTACAAGACAACCCGGGTACGGAGATTGTCGAAGAGAGTACCGGCAACGGTCAGTCCGGTATGTTCTACAATCAGTGCGAACAAGCGCATAGTGAGCAGAACAAGGGGCTCTGGCGATTGCATTTCTTAGCGTGGCCCGTCATGCCGGAGTACCGTACGGCGGTGCCATTTGCGTGGAAGGCGCCGCAAGAATTTGAGGAATACGCACGGTTTCACGGGCTGGACCGTGAGCAGCTTTATTGGTTCTGGACGAAGAATTACACACTCGCGACCATGAACGGCGGCCAGCCGGAAAAGATCCACCGCCTTACGCGGCAGGAGTATCCGGCCATTTATAGCGAATGCTTCATGGCCGATAGCACACTGGATTTCTTCCCGGCGTCGCTGGTGACCGCAGCCATGACACGCAAGCCCAATCCTTCGGCCGGAGCATTGAAGCTGCTCTGTATCGATCCGGCCGGCGATGGCCAGGACAAGCCGTTCGTTTGCGATCGGCAGGGCTCCGCGATCGGTGCGCGCGTTTGGGGTGAGCTGACATCGCGGGACGCGAACGTGGCCTCTGACTGGTTGGTAGCCACGTTCAAGCGTTTCGACATGGATGCTATCTTGGTCGACGGAACCGGCGGCTATGGGCGTGATCTGATTGCGGGATGCCGACTTCGCATGCGTTACCTGGGGCCGGAAAAGATTGTGGCCGTGATCTTCAGCCACGGCGCGCTAAATGAAGTTATGTACGGTAACCGTCGCGCGGAACTGCACGACAAACTGCAGCGGTGGCTGCAGGGCGACGTCTCCATGCCAAACGATAAGCTGGCGCAGGAAGAGGCATCTGCGTACAAGTGGGGGACGGGCGGCTGCCGACGCGACGAGAGGTCGCGACTGTTCATGACGAAGAAAGAAATCATAAAAGCAGAGATTGGCCGGTCACCGGATCGATGGGACGCTTGCGCTATCTCAATGGCGATCGACGGTTAAACGTACGCGTGTTGACATGCGCCCATGCTTACAGTATGACGGCCGGGATATCAACCCTGCCCGTACTGAGGAGCACAAATATGGACGACGCGACTAGCGATTTCACAGAAGCTTCCGGCTTGGTCGAAAGCTTGCAGCCCAAACCGAAACGGGTCCGCAAGCCGGCAGCCAAGAAAAAGGCTGTGAAGAAAGCGGCCAAGCCCAAAGCGAAACCGAAGGCCAAGAAAAAGGCTGTGAAGAAAGCGGCCAAAAAGACTTCCGCCGGCACGCGCTCGCAGCGCTTAGATTTCCGCTTGACGAAAGCCGAGAAGGCGAAGCTGACCGCCAAGGCCAAGGCGACGCGGCGCACGATCACCAGCGTCGTGCTGGAGCTTATCGAGAAGATGCGGTAAAGCCGTCCATGAAAAAGGCCCCGGATTTAAATCCGGGGCCTTCGTCGTAGCTCGCTGGATAGAGCCCTGACCTGTTAGTATTTGAAGCTTACACCAACCACGCCACGGTTGCCAAGTGACGCGCACGCGACTTGACCGTTGCCGGGACAGAAAGTCTGCGATCGCGGTTCGAAGCCGGCCCAGGTGTCGACCACGACGTTATTCGATAGCCGGGTCAGCATGCCGACGCCGAAGCCCGCCGAAATCGCCCAGATATTCTTGCTGCCATTGGCTGTGAACTGCGGCGTCATGTCGTGTTCCTCCAGACCGGCCCAGAGATAGGGCGTCGCCGTGCCGTTGGCGGTCACGCCCGCCGGCAGCAATGGCAGCGAGGGGACGGCCAGGGACGTGCCGAATGGATTGAACACGCCGTTGAGCGGGGAGCCGGCACCGAAGCGCTGACGGAGCACCATAGGGCCGCTGAGTGCGATGCCGTTGGCCTGCCCATTGATGTTGTCGAAGCCAATGGAGCCCTCTGCAAACCAGAAGGCATCCTGAGCGAACGGGCAGGTGTAGCCCACGATCGCGTCCAGCTCGCCCTGTACGATCTGCGTTCCGACCGCGGCCCCGTTGACAGCGCCCGCGCTGCCGGCGGTCCCCGCGCCGTAGTAGAAGCCGCAGCCGGTCGGGTAGCCGGCGAGCAGCGGTCGGGCTTTGGTGATGAGGTCGGCCGCGTGCGCGTGCCCGAAAAGCACGGCTGTAGCGACGGCCGCCAAGATCGACAGTTTTCGCATAATCAATTCTCCGTGATTGGTTGTCTGACCAGTCTAACCCGACGAGCGCCGCCAATGGTTGCGCAAAGGCAACAGCTACCCGCGAATTTTCCAGGCGCGGCCCTCGAACACGCCTTTCGAGGCGTCCTTCCCGGTCCTGACGTTCTCGGTGTACTTGCCCTCCAACCCGTCGACCTTGTTTGCCGGGTCCATGCCGGCGTACAGACTGCGGAGCTGTTTGCGGACTTGCGTCCGAACGTGGTCGCCGACAGCCTTCGGACGCGCCATGAGGATCGGACGAAATGCCTTGCCTTCCTTCGTCGTACCGGCGACGAGATCGGTAAACAGGCTGGCCAGCTCTGGATCAGTGACTTCCTTGAATCCTTTGTTGTGAGCATCCGCGATCTCTTGCGGAATGCTGTTGATGATCCGAAATTCGTGATTGGGGTAGCGCTCGCGGTTCGGGATGAATAGTTTCAGCGGCCTATCAAGCATCAGGGCCGCAATGATTGCGTCAACATCCTGGGGCTCACTGAAAGGCGACAGCGCGGCCATGGCGTCGCCGGCCCCGGGCGCCGCGGGGATCTCGCCGGGCGGGTTCGGAATGAGGTTCGGGGTAAGGCCCTGAAAGGGATTGTTGACGGTCATTTCTTCCCCTTAGCGCGCTGTGCTGCGTTGTAGTGGCTTTCCAGCGCCTTGACGATGAACTTCTCGCGCTGCTCTTTCGGCGCCGTGGACGAGACAAAACGATCAGCTTGCCGCCTGACTTCCTTCTGGATGTCGGGTGGCGCATCGGTGATTTTCACCCACGGGCCGGACTTGCCCTTGGACGCGCTGCGGCCCGGTGCGTCGCCGTCGCCAGGACCGTCAGTCTTTTTCTTGGGCTTGACCTTGTCGTCATCGTCCTCGTCATCGTCCTTCGGGTCCGCAGGGTCGTCGTCATCGTCCTTCAGGTCGGCAGCGACGACCGGCGGTGCAAGTTTCTTGTCCACGGCCTTCACCAGCGCTTCGGCGAAGGCCGCTGCAGTCGCGAATTTCTTCGGGTCCATGGTTTTGCCAAGATCGACGGCCAAGGCTGACCGCTCCGGGTCGACGCCGAACCACGCTTGCTTGTCCAGCTCCGCGGTGATCTCCGCATGTCCGAACGGCGGGGCCTTGGGCGCGGAGCTGACGGCCAGGGTAGCGATGTCGTTTGCGATCTTGGTTGCGGCTGCCGTGTCGCCGTTTGTCACGGCAGCGTCAAGCTGCGTCTGCAGGCCGGCGCGAGCTTGGTCGCGCATCATCGTGTTGAGGTCGACCATCACAGCCCCTTGTAGGTAGTACGTTCGCGAATGGTCTCCGCGTACGGATCGAAAAGACCTAAACCGGCGCGTTCCGGTGGCGGTTTAGGCTCGTTTTCGTCCCAAACCAGCGTTGCCGGGTCCGGCATCCTGTCAGAGGGGATGATGCCGATCACATCTTGGAAGCTAGAGACGTAGCGCCAGCCACTTGTCACCATGATCTGACCGCCCTGCACCATGGTCCCGGCGAACGGACGGATAAGCACCCAGTCGCCGATGCCTACTTCCTGCCGGCTTAGGCCGTCGCCGTCCTTGTATTGGAATGCCAGCGGCCCCATGGCGACGATCCGACCGGCCATGACGTTGTGCGCGAGCAGATCGCGCGTCTGCTGAGGCACAATCATGCTGCCGATTTTCTCCGGCGGGAACGGAATGCGGATGATGACCATGTCCCGCGTCGGCCGTACGAAGTCGTGCGGGATTTCGAAGCCGTAAAGACCTACGCTGCTCATTACCACGCTCCCACGATCGCCTTGAACACGTAGTCCTTGGCCTTCTGATCCGGCGGCAGGTCGTCGTACGGCACGAAACAAGGATGAGTTTTCGCGTCCGCGTCCTTCACGGGACCGTACGCCCACCCCGTTCGGCGCTTTTCCTCAAGCCAGCTATCGTGATTGGCGCTCGGCGGTGCGTCGGGGTTCTCCATACAGAACTGCACGCCTTTGATTGCGCTTTCGCGCTGCCACTCTGGCGCATCGGCCCATGCAACTTGTGAATGGTCGCCGAATGCCGTACACAAAGCGCGGTTGGCTTCGTGACAGATTTTTGCAATCGGCTCTGCGTCGTCTCGGTGTATCATCTCTGCCCCTTCAATTCCGTTTCAAAAGCGTTCCGTACCTTGTCCGCCGAAGAGGACAGCAGTACTTCGATATCATGCAAGGCCGCTGCCCGGCCCTGCGCTACCGGGTCCACTACCTGCCCCGCCAGAAAGGTCTGCACCGTTGCCGATTTGCGGAGGCGCAGCACCGCCAGGAGGGTTTTGGTTTGTGGGCTGCTGAGCCATTCCATCAAAGCCGCTTCCTGCATTGTTCGCTTCCTGCATCAGGGACTGTACGGCATGTTCCAGTTGCGCCATATTCAGTAACGCAGCTTGGTTGTCAATCATGCCGCCACTGGCTTCGACCATATTTTTCTGCGCCTGCGTAAGCTTCATGGCGACATCGGCAATAGCCTTGATGTTTTCCGTTTTCTGTTTCATCAGGCCGAGCGCACCCTTCATCTTCTCATCCGGCGTAGCTTGCGGTTGTTGCGGCTGCCCGATAAGTTCCTCCGGGTTCGGAATGCGCATAATCTGGCAGAACCGTAGCGCGGCCTTGAACGGATCGAACGCGGGGTTCTCCGTCATTTGCAAGTAAACGCCACCCATCGCGCTACGATGCATTTCGGTAGCAAGCTGCGGGTCGGCGGTCACCGCAACGCCGCTGCCGTCTTTGGCCGTCAGGCCTTGGGGTAGCTCGTCGTAGGCATCCGCCATTTCCGCAAATTCGTGAAATTCTTGCGTCATGGACGCGACTGCGCGACGGTGCACGGCAGATTGAACTTGCGTCCCCGTGTCAATGATGCCCTTGGCCATCGTCGCCGTCATGGACGCAGGCGCGTTTTCCAGCAAGTTCAGCGTACCGGCGAGACGGTCACCTAGCGTCATGACCTTTTCAAGTACTTGCACGGAACCGGGCGATACCTGTTTCGCCGGCCACGCCTGAAAACGATTGGTAAGCGGTGCGCCGTCCGTGTTGACCGTCGCCACGCGGTTGCCTTTGACTTCCACCTTGTCGGGCAGGCCGAAGCCGCCACCGGCCAGAATGCCGCCGTTCTGGCTTTCCGTCTTTGCGGTGTCCGTGATCGCGGCCAGCAGCACGTCCGCAGCCGCTTCTGTACGGCTCAACAGTTTGCCGAAGCCCATCGGGAAAAAGCCACCCTTCGGATCAGGCAGAAACATGTACGGGTAAAATCGGCGGATCGGGTTGAAGTACAGAACTTCCTTGGTGTGAACGATTGTCTTTTTCGTCCAGCGCGGCCGTATCCGTACGATTTCCTGAAATTCATCGCGTGAGATAGTGACGGTCCACGGCTCCTCTATGCCGTCGTCGTCAAAATCAAGCCACGCGTCTACCTCGAAAAACTTTTTTGGCGCCTGCGGATCGAACTCATCGAACTGTGGCTCGTAGTCGATCCATTTTTTACGCGAGATCGAGCGCGTTATCTCGTACGGGTAGCGCTCAAATTGGTGCGTGACGCGGGGGGCGCGTTCAATCGACCGCACGTTCGCATTGATAATAACGGAGTTGCTGCCGACGCTAGGCACAAAGTGTGAATGGAATACGCGATCGCTGTCGTCAAAGTCGCGCTTGCGCCATGCCAGCCCGGTGCAGCCCATGTGCATTATTAGCGGATCAGTATCGAGCACCCAATTTCGATCGACCGTGCGGAGCTGGGTGGACACCCACGCCGCGAGCGCTTCACCTCCGGGCTCGCTCGCCTTCGCCAGGTCCGGCTCTCCCAGCAGCGCGTCAGTTGCGCGGGCGGCGAACTGGATCATGGCCGCCAGGGTCATTTCCGTAGCCGGTGGCGGTTCGTCTCCGGCGCCTTCCTGTTCGCGGTTTTGCGGTACCTCGTTGCCTTCGTCGCTGTCGAGTTCGTCCAGATAACCTTGGGCTTTCCCGGCCCATTCGGACATGGACGTTTCGTCGGTGTGGATCAATTCGGCAAGGTCGATCGCGATGCTGCGACGCGCGTCTTGGTCCATATCCTTCGCTAGATTGCCGAAGGTTTCCGGGTTGCTCAGGTTCAATTTGAGTTTGGGCAGGTCGCGCATGTGGCCTCTGTATGACGTTTGTCTTACATAGTCAAGGGCTTAAGCTACCATAATTTGACGAAAACGACACATTCATGCTACTTAGTACAATATTCTCATGCCGGCCTGCAGCGCCGGGAACAGGGGTTATTCGCATGCAGGTTATCGACCGCAGTCTCCAAGCTTCGCAGTATTGGCCGGGTCTGTACGCCCTCTTTGGGCTCGACTACGAGCGCCTCGCCCCGATCTACCCCCTCTTTTACGACGCGAAGCCTTCGGAGAAAGCGTTCGAAGAGTTCATGACGGAGCGCGCCGGCTTGGGCCTCGCCGTACAGCAGCCGGAACTGGCGCCGGTTGAGTTCGATGTTCCGAATGAAGGCTACCGTACGCAGGTCACGCATGCATCGTACGGCCTCGCTGTGGCGATCTCGCGGGAGGCCAAGGACGACAATCTGTATGAAGACGTCGGCTCCCGCATGATGAAGGAACTTGCGTTCAGTGCCAGGCAGACTGAGGAATACATTGCTCACGCGCCGCTGCAGGTTGCCGGCGATGCCGTGAACGGCCTCCGTGCCGACAACGTGCCGCTGCTCTCCGCGAGCCACCCCACGGCCACCGGCACGCAGTCCAATCTGCTTGTTTCGGCGAACGTGTCGGAACTGGCGTTCGAGAACGCCGTCATCCAGATCTCGTACGCGCGCAATGGTCGCGGCTTCATCATCAACCTGAAGCCCAAGCGCGTCATCCTGTCACCAGAGAGCGGCCCGGAAACCCGGCGCATCCTCGGATCGCCGTTGCAGTGGAACGCGCAGACCAACAACATCAACGTGCTGCGATCGACTGGTGCGCTGCCCGAAGTGATCGAAACGCCGTACCTGGTCGACAAGGACAACTATTTCATCCAGACGTCAGAACAGGACAAGGACAACGGCCAGGGCTTCACCTTCTGGGAACGTTCGGCGGTCGAAACCCGCGAAGACAGCAACTGGAGCAATCAGGCGTCGCTCATCGCCCTGTGGTTCCGTTGCGCAGCGTCAATTATCGACTTCCGTACCGTCTACGGCAGCCTGGGCGCCGACGCCGTCTAGACATACGTTCGGCGGTGTGTAATACAGGGATGCCCACCTTGGGCGTTTCCTCCCTGCTACCAGACTTGACGGCCCCGGCATGAAAGCTTTGAGCGAGCCGGGGCCGTTCTTTCTGATAGGGTTCGCTCATGACCTACGGCACCCACAGCCCCAAGCCGAAGTTCCGCTCTGCGGAGACGTGGGCGGCCTGCAGCCGATGCAATGCGCGGGTCCGCTATTCAAGCCTTCGGCGGGAGCGGCTGACGGGGCTTCTGGTGTGCAGCGCCACGTCAGGGCGTGCGGTACGGCCGTGCTGGGACCCTTGGCCGGCGGTCTATGACTTTCAAGCCTACCCCGACAAATCGATCGAGCCGCCTCCAGAACCGCTTCCGTTGCGCTGGAACCTTGATGACATTTGGGGCAGCGGCAACAACCCGGCGGCCGCCCCAGACGACGCTACGCGGCTGGAAAAGCTTCTGACGTCGGTCCCCTACTATGCCAGTTTAGGCAAATCCGCGGCCTTCATTGCGCCGAACGCGCCACTGAGCGCGCAGGTGTTCAACCTGACGACGATCGTTGCGGCCGACTATGATGGCACGTTCATACCGTCTGGTTCTGTACGCACCGTGACGCCGCCGGACGAGCGCACCGAATTGACGAACGTCTCCAAGACGGACGTTGACGTTCCTGATACGCTATGGTCGCCGCCGTGGGCGCAAGTGAAGGGGGTTTAGGTGGCTAATCCGTCGCCGGAGGTGCGGGCGCTTCTAAAAGAATGGTGTGATATCGAACGCGCCAAGTACGGGCTTGACTGGAAAAAGATTGTTGCAAAGCAGTTGGCGGACGCGTCGGCTCCGTACATCGAAGCATTTTTGAAAGCTACCAAGAAATGACCGCGACTGCCAAACAAATCATCGCGAAGGCGCTCCATCTGTTCGGCATCAACGATCAGACCGAAGACCCAACGCCTACGGATATCGAAAACAACGTTGACGTACTCAATGATCTGTTGCGCGCGGAGAACGCGGACGGCGCATGCCAGTACCTCATCAAGCGCGCAGTCGTACAGCTTCCGGCTGGCGTCTCAGGGTCGCTCTATTCGTTCTCCATCGGTACGGGCAGCGCTGACTATCTTGTGCAGCGTGACGTGGTAGCTGTACGCGCAATCTGGATGAACGACATTAACCTGACCGTGAACCGGGAAACGCGCATGGCGCCCAGCGCCGACGTTGTGCGCACGACTACGCCCGGCATTATCGTGAAGTGGCATCAGGAACGCCAGACAGATGGCTCCGTCCTTGTCACTGCGTGGCAGCCGCCGCGCGCCTCCGCGCAAGCGCTAATCGAGTACGGCGGGCGGTTACCGGCAATCACGGCGATAAATGGCAGTGACATCGTTGCGCTTCCGCCGGAAGGCATTCACGACGCGGCGTTGCTCCTGGGGCGTCGCGTTTACAAATCGTATGGTCGCAGTCTGGAGCCCACTGATCCGATTTTGATGGATGCGGAGCGCGTTAACGCGCGCTGGCGTGACTGGGCGCGTGGTCAGCAATGGCTGCGAATGGTCAGGGCCTAACGTGGGCGCAATCAACATACTCGGCTCATTCGCTGACCCGCTCAATCTTGACCAGGGCGCCGGCAAGCTCGTCAACGTGCGCGTAGTGCCGCGCGAGATGAAAGAAGGCAAGGTGGCGCAAGTCCGCTTTGTCGGCGCTCCCGGATTGACGACGATCAGCAAGCCATCGTCGGCGCCTTGCATTGTCATCGCGGCAGCGCTCGGGACGATCTGGACCGGACACGCGGACGGATCGATTTACTACAACGTGGAAACTGGGCTGCCGCTGCTGGCCGGCACCGTGGCAGTCAACCCGACGCAACCTATTATTCGCTTCGCGGAGGACCGTACGGCACTTGCCATCGCGTCCAACGCCAACGCTCTAGGCGGGACACGCGCCGGCACCGGCTACACGGCGACGCAAGGTGCGGGCGTGGCCAATGCGGGCTTCGATGCGTCAATCAACTTCGATCCTTCCGCGGTCGCTGAACTCGACAATATGACGTTATGGTCCGGTGCGTCCAATTTCTACGCCAATCAGGACGCAAAGGTTTACCGCTCGCAACCACTGGCGCCGGGTACCGTCTTGCCGAATAGCTTCGGCACTAAAGAGGCGCGACCGGACAAAGTCGTGGATATGGCGGTGTCCAGCCGGGTGCTGTGGCCGCTGGGCTCGCGGTCGCTAGAGCAGTGGTATAATAGCGGCGGGACTATCGACATGCCGTTTGTGCCCTTTCCTAACTCGCTTGTTTCTGTCGGCATCGCGGCGCGGCTGTCGCGCGCGGTGTTGCGCGATCGTATCGTATTCGTCGCAACCGACCGCCGCGTATGGCTGTGCGAGGGGCAGGCTGGAAAGCCGATCTCGCCGGCATGGGTCGACTTTCTGCTACAGGAGCTTACGGCTGCGCAAATCGGATTGCTCACGGGCTACGCATATGGGCACGGCGGCAGTGACTTCTACGTGCTGACGCTGCCCGGATCGTGGTCACTAGAACTGGCATCGTCCACGGGTGTTTGGTCCTACCGCCAGTCTCCGGGGCGCTTGGATCACGTAGGACGTTGCGCCAAGGAATACGACGGGGGCGTGACGTACGTCGGCCTCGATACCGGAGAAGTATGCACACTGGACATCAACAGCGCCGCGGAGCCCGCCGGTACGCTGTCCCGCACGATCATAACGCCTTGGGTCGGCAGCCAGGAGACACGCCAGACATACGGAACAATCGACATTACGTCGTCCATGGGGCCGGCGGCCGGAACCTTCCAGTTCGATTGGTCGGAAGACCGTGCGGTGACGTGGCGCGGCGTGCGTCAGGTTTCGCTGCCGTCTCCGGGGCTGCGCCGCGCGCTGGCGCAGGGCATGGGTACGGGCCGGCGTCGTCAGTTTCGCCTGCAGTACAGCGGCACGCAAGCGCCATTCACAATCGACGAGCTGTTCGCGACGATTACGCCGGGGACTTGACGAAGTCGCGAGCTGCGCGCGTCATCATGTGGCGGGGTAGTTGCGTCAGATCGTTCCGTACGGCCTTGGTAATTGGCGTGGTTTGCTCGTACACGGCGATGATAGGGCGTTCGAAATGAGACAGGTGCCTAACGAGATTGGCGCGGTTTGCACCGCCAAAGACTTGCATTTTGTGGGTGCCGTCGACAGCTTCGTACTGAATAGTGTACATCAAGAAACTCCATACGCAAAAGGACAGCGTGAGTTGTGAATTATCGCCGTCGCACCACATAGACAACGCACGGGTTCAATGATTTTGCCGTCATCGCCAATCTCAACCGTTTCAAAAGTACGGCCGCGAGCGCGGAGTGCCGTTTGTCGCTGTTTCTGCTGTCGGCCGCCATACATGGCGTCTTTCAGCGTGTTTTCTACGTACTCTTGGCCCTGCTCAACAAGTCCGGCTTGCCAGTCTGCGTCAGCTTCATCACCCATAGCTTAAATCTCCTATCCGTGCGCAGCCGTACACTTAAACTTGAGGTAAGTCAATGCCCCAAAAGATACCACCGCCCGTTGGCATAGCAAAAGACGATCCGGCGCTTAATAGATGGTTAGTCGAGCTGACATCTATCCTCAATGCGAGCGGCATCGTCAGCATAGCTAACGTGACCGGCTTGGAAGCGGCGACGCTAGAACAAGAAATCACCACGATCAACGGTGAGATTTTGACAATCAATAACAAGCAAGCCACTTTCAACACTACGCTTGCGTTCTTTTTGCTTCAGAACAAAGTTTTCAACGGTCCTCTAGCGCCGGTTACGTTGCAGAGGGACGGAGACTGGTATGCACAGACGGGTGCGGCGAAGCACATCTACGTACAGGTTGCAGGCGTGTGGACGCTGATCGTCTAACTTTGATGTGATGTTAACGCAATTCCAGTGCGGCCATGCATTCATTGCAAACAAGTGAGAACGCATCACGCATTTTATGTATCTCATCGCGGCAGTCTTCCGCGACCAATCTCTCAATTTTACGGGCGCACTTTGCGCACTTGAATCGGACGAACGGCCCAGAAACCCATGCCATTACTTGTTCTCCTGCTTTAACTGCTGAGTAACGACTTTGGCGATGCCCCGCATGACGTCGGCCATTTCCTTGCGGGATTGCTCTCGACCTTGCGGCGTTGGGCAGTCCTGCGGGAAGTGCTTCAACCCCGGACAGTGCTGGCACTCTGCCGGTTCGATTGGCTGATACTTGAAATTGTCCATTGTTAACTACCTATTAAAACAGCGTCACGCCTCTGACCGTACCCTGAAATTCCTCCAGCGTACGGCACACAAAGTACATGCCGCCAGTTGTTTCCCAATGCTTTTGAAACTGTTCTTGATCTGCAGTCTGTTCGCCTTCGTCGTCTTTCAGCTCGATAGCGATCTTGCGACCGTTGCGCGGAAACACCAGCCAATCGGCGACGCCAGCCTTGACGCCCATGCGTTTGAAATGCATGTGGGTGCCGAAGCCGCCGCGGCGTTCGTTGGCGACGTGGAAGGCCAATAGGTTCGGCATGGCCTGCTCAAGCCATTGCGCCGTTCGCAGTTGCAGTCTCTTTTCCTGCCGCTTCCGGGCAGGCTTGCGGGCCTTCTTAGCGGGCTTTTTTCGGGATGATGCCAAGATCCTCCAGCCTCCGCTCTTGGACCGGCAACCATGCCTCTATGGCCGCCAGGACCGCCGTAGAGCGGTTTTTGACGGCCTCCGCGTCGGTATTGCGGGCGACGAAATCGACGCGCACGACCAAGGCGGCCGGCAAGCGTGCGGAAATCATTAGGGTTTTGCGTTCGGTGCTCATGAATGATAGACTTAATCGATGCTGTATGACAAATCAAGGGCCGATCATGGCAAATTTTGGCGAAGGTCTGGGCCAGTTCATCGGCTCCGAAATTGGCGCGAGCGATCTATCCTCTGCGCAGGGGGACGTCAAGAACACCGCGAACGCCTTCGGCTCCAACGTAGCGCCGTACAACACCTTTGGGCAGTCGTTCCTCAACCCCGCGACTGACACGGTTGGCAAGCTCGAAACCAAAGCCGGGCAGACGCTCGGTTACGAAGACTTTATGAAGGGCTATCAGACGTCGCCGGGTGCTCAGTACCAGATGCAGATGGCCGATGAGGCGCAGAACAATAGCGCCGCAGCGAAAGGTGGGCTGCTCTCCGGTACCAACTTGCGCGAGCTTTCGAGCATCAATCAAGGCATCTCTAACACGTACGCAAATCAGGCGTATGGCAGTTATTTGCAGGGCAACCAAACACAGTTCGGGCAGCTCAGCTCCATACTCGGTGACATGTTCAAGGGCATTGGCGTAGGCGAGACCGCGACCGGGCAGCAAGCCGGCGTGGAAAGCAGCCAGATGAGCAGCCAAGCGCAGCTCGCGCAAGCGCAGGCGAAGAACGATCAAGGCAAGGGCTCCGGCCTGGGATCGATGTTCTCGGGGCTTGGATCTATGGCGCTGGCATTCTAGTCTTTTAGTCTCCAGACGTCACCGTTGGAAAAATCGCACTCATACAAGGCTGGATCAGGTACCCGGTGCGTGCCGTTTTCGATTTGCTGGCGCGTTATGATACGCGGGCGATCGTCGATACGTTTGTACGGCGGGTCGTTCTTGATTGGCATTGCGTCTTTGTCGATCATCTTGTAATCCCGTACACAAACACGTCTTGCGGCTCGTTGCTCAGGTTCGGAAAGAACGCGAACCGCCGCAGCCTGCCCTCGCGCTCCGCGCCCATGCGTGCCAGCACCTTCTGTACGGGTAAGTTGTCAACATGGCAATACGCCCAAACGCGCCAGATTTGCGGGTACGTGAAAATCCACTGCACGAACGGTACGGAGAACTCGCGACCGGCACCGCGGGCTTCGCGGCTGCGGTTGAACGCGATCGTGAGTGTCGCTTGATGTCCGCGGATTTCCAGTCCGACGATGCCAAGGAACCGGGTAGCCTGGGGTTTTGTGCCATCCAGTACAGAAAGCCAGCGACCGGGGCCAGCTTGGTACCGCGAGATCAACACGTTTGCTTCCATGACGTTGCGGAGCTGCGGCACGCCCATGTAGCGCACTGTATCGGCGTCGCCGAGCAAGGCGTACAGGTCCGGGGCGTCCCACAGGTTGACGTCCCGGATCGTAAAGCGGCCTAGTTGGGCGGTGGATTTCATCCGTGCTTGCTCTGCAGTTTCCAAAGATTGCGAATTGCGCCTTGTTCAGTACGGCCCCAGCCAATTGGAAAACATGCGCCGTGAAATTGAGTACGATAGACGGCAATCCATCCGCCTAACGGGTGACGGCTTGCAGTAATATGGCCCCCGCGAGGGTCGCCGTACGTGACTATCGGGCCAGCTTTTTTCATTTCCTCATCCTCTCTGCCTCGTAACCTTCACAGTCCAGCGGCAGCCCCGCCGTCCACGGCCTAGGACGCCGCATGATCGCGCGCATCTGCGCCGAGCGTTCCTTTGCCACGGCAATCGGTGCAGCGGCCAGGATGCTATCGTACACGTCCAGCAGCAACACGACGTCGGGCAGCTCGCGTTCAATATCGGCCTCCGCAGCGGTCACCAGATCGCGCGTCATGCTCTGGCAGGCGATCTCCAGCAGCGAACCGCCGAAAGCTTTCTGACGCATCATGGCACCAAACTTGCCCCGGAAAAACGCCATTTCGCCCGTGTGCGTGATATGAGCGGAGTAGTGCGGCACGGGGCGGCCGGAGGGCAGAAGCATCCAAATCGTTCCGGTTGCGTCCTTCTGAAACGCGATTTTGCCGGCGGGGAAGATCCGGCCGGGTTGTTCGTAAATCGCAAATTTGAAGGCATCGCCGAGCGCGTACCAGAGATCGACAAGCAATGGATTTGCCTGTCGGTAGCCGTCGATATCCGATCGCGCTTTGATCTCGTCCATATTATTGCCGGCGCGGCGTTGGTGCGCCATGTACGTTTTCCAGCCTAGTTGGTAGTTGCCTCCGAGCGTCACTGATTTGTAGCTTTGCCGTTCCTGGGGGTGCGTTGCCTTGGTTGAACCCGGAGGGCACCGCCCCATCGCTATCGCGTTGTAGATGTACGGGTCACCGCCTGATGCCAAGAGGTTCAAACGCTCTTGGTCGCCAGCCATCCACAGCGCAATCCGGTACTCCGCTTGCGACAAATCGTCATCACAAATCATCCAGCTTTCGGGCGCGACGATGCAGCCGCGCAAGGCGTCGGTCAGTGCGATGTTGCCGTATTTGAAGCCTTGCTTTAGCCCCCAAATGACTTGCTCAGGATCGTACTGCCCGGATGGGCGTGCGATGTTGAACATGTTCGCGCCCTCAGACGTACCGCGGCCGGAGCGGGCGCCAAAATATCGAGTAGCGTCTTTGTAGTAGCCGCCAACGTGACGGTCCAGCAGCGCTTGGGCCTTGAGCGGCGCGGAGCCGCCCTCCGCTTGCAGTAGCTCTAGGATCTCCCGTACGTCGGGGTGCAAGTCGTCATCGGCCAACTTTTCAGCGACGACGTGTTTTTGCGTACTTTCTAGATTGGCACCCCTGGCGTTACACCACTCCATGATGCGTGAGCGCTGCGACAGTTTCGTTACTGAATTTTTCGTTACCGCCATTAATCGATGCATGCTTTCCGCTTCGATCTCTTCGCGACGGAGTGCGATAGCGGTTGCGAGCTGGATATCGATCGGAAGCCCGATTTCATTTTTGCGCCAAGTACGCTCGAAAATCAGATGTTCGTCAACCGACAGCGGCGGCAAACGCTCATCCAGATCGATCAGGCAACGGCGATCTTCCTTGGCGTAACGGACCAGCGTTTCGTATACGTCAAGCTTTTCGTTGAACGTACCGTCACGCTGCGGTGCCATCGTGGCGCGCATAGCCGCACGGCCTGCTTTGTCTTTGCCCTTGAGACCTAGCGCCATACAAACTTCGTCCAGTCCGCCGGGCAGCGCAAGCGCCTGGGCGCGGCCCATGGTGCAATCAATCTTGGATAGCGGCAGGTCAAGAAACGGATTTTGACGTAGCAAAATATTGACATCAAAATTTGCGTGATGCGCGATGAAACGCCGGCACTGCCGGATGTCGCTGTACAGATCCGCGAGCGTGTGGCTACCGAGATGTGGGTGGACCGGACACGCACATTTGTCGACGCCGCGAAAGCGCCATACCGCAACCGTGATTTGCGTGGATGGGTCGGCGGCGTAACGACGCACGCCGGCCTTTTTCAAGTCGACGCGGCTGCGGGTCTCCAGATCGCACGGGAGGTCGTCAGGGTGCAACATTGGCGTCCCATGCTGCGACCACATTGCGCAAAATTCCTAATATCTCCGATGCTTCGTTAAGCCTGACGCGTGCTTTCTTTTGACCACCACCTGACGTCATCTCTTCGCGTCGGGTGTTCAGGTTTACGCGGTCTTGCAATGCAGCAAGCATGCGGTCAGCTAACTCTCGGGTGCGCGGTGCCATAGCAATGCTCTCCAGCGTGAAAAATCAGCCCGGAGCTTTGGTTCCGGGCTAGTCTGCGTTCAGTGGTTAGCGCTGACCGAACGGGTTCGCAGGGTTAGAAGGGAACACAGCATTTCCACCGAAAGCCGGTCCAGTCTGGCCCGGGACCGGAGCCCCGAAGGCAGGGTTTGTCGTCATCGGGGCAAACCCTCCGGCCGGTGCCGTAAAACCCGGCGCCCCCTGTGGCGCGAAGGGCTGGCCCCCATGCTGCGGAGCCCCGCCAAAGCCCGGAGCACCTTGGAAGCCTGCAACCTGCAAGCCCTGCCGCTGAGCTTGCTGCATTAGTTCCGCACCGGACACCGAGTTGGCGAACACGATCTCCTCGCCGGGGCCGGAGAACACGACGGCATTCAGATACAGCTTGATCGCACGGTTGTTCTGTCCGCTCACCGCAGCCGTACCGCCGACCATGCAGTAGTCACCGGACTTGACGCCCACCTTGTTCGCCAGTTTCGTCAGCGCACCGCCGGCTTGTACCAGCTCCACGTTTGGCGGATTGCTGGTGGACGCATTGAAAAGCCAGTGACCCTTGGCGAACTCGGACGACTTGCCGTCCGGGCTCGGCGTGTCGCCATCCTGAATGCGCCAGTCGATGATTTGCGGGTTGTTCTGGCTGATCTTGCCAAGCGCTTGCACCAGTCCGGCCAGCGCTGGCTCGACATGCCACTGTGCCTGCGTCTTCGGAACGATGAAGCCAGCGAAGTAGTTCGGCTTTCTCTGTTCCTGCCCCTTGTAATCGGTGCTGGGCGTCCAGAGGTGCCGCATGTCGGCGATACGCACGTTGAACAAGGTGAATGGTTCATACTGTCTTTGTGCCATTTTCAATTTTCCATTTGTCAGAGGTTCAAGCGGGTGGAGTGTACGGGCGGGCTAGGAGTTAGTCAAGCTTTTCTATGGCATCTGCGATACGACGCAGATCCGTAACAATGACACGCGCCAATGCCAAACCAGCGACGACAGCCGCGAACTCTTTCGGGTTCTTGTGGGCGTCTTTGTCATCGATCATGCCAGATAGCTTAGCGAATAGATTGTTGATGTCATCTAGCGGCATGTCAGTACACAGCCTTTAGCTGTCCCTCTGGTTTGTGCGTAGCGACGGCTACGTACTGCTTTCCTGCCGGCCCTAGTTTCTCTGCCTGGGCTGGCGAAATCGGTTTCACACCCTTTGCGCCAAATTGCTGGTGTAGAAACTCGGCGGCTTGAATTGCATCGTTGTACGCACGGAAGCTGCGCTGTGCTTTGAGCGCTGTACCTTCGGCCGTGCGTCCCAGCTTCAAATGAGCCGTCAACGCCTCTTCGTACACTTCCTTGACATCGCCAAGCGCGCGAATAAGACGCAGCAACCGCACCAGCTCTTGCGTCGTGAGATCCTCGATACGGCGTGTCATGGCGCCCATAACAAAGCCGGCGTCCGTCGACATGGCGGGGCAGACTTGGAATGCCTTGCACCAGCGGCATTGCGGCCCGGGCTTCGGCGCGCTGCGATCTGCGATCGCACGCAGTACACGCGCCTTGTGCGCCTCAATTTCAGAACGATGGTGCACCCACTGTTTCCATGGGTCGTCATCAAGGCCGTTCGGCTGGTAAATCACAAAACGGAACCACTCGGCATCGTTGTTGGCGAGCAAACAAGCGGCGTACGTCATAAGCTGCATGTTATGCTTTGCAGGCGCGTCCCACTTGCCAAATTTGCCGTCAAGGATCGTGATAACGTTCCAACCATTGCGCCAGCCATGCGAGAAAACATCAATCGTGCCGCCGCAGTTATCAGCCAGGCGTACGCGCAGTTCTCGTACCGTGGATGGCGGATTTTCAAGCTGCGCCAGGAACGCTTCCACCTCCGGGTAGCCGCCGGCCTCCATGACGCTGTGCTTCGCCGTACCGGCGTCGGCCGCTTCAATTGTGCTCGCCTTCTTTGGCGCGTCGGGCACGGCATTGAGCGCGGACCACGAGCATTCGATCCATGTCGCGGTGCTGGAGGCGTTGAAAACATCGTGGTCGCTCATCAATCAGGCTCCACTTCCTTCGGCAGCGCTTCGTCAAGTAGCTCGATAGCCGTGCATAGCACACGCTTGAGCTGTTCGATCGCCTCGTAAATGTTATCGTAGTCGATCCGTGCTACGTCGTTGTATAGGTACTGCAGTTTTTGTCTCATACCCGCTCTCGCCTCTTGCCGTGCGACGTGCACAACCGCACGCCGAGCCTGCGCTGGTACAGATAAACCGTGCGGACATGCAGGCCCATCGTAATCGCCAGCAAAAATGGATCAACCGTGGGGTTGTCGCGAATGATAGCGTCCCGCTCTGCGGTATACATTGCGGGCCTCTTGCGCGGGTAGAGCACGGTTTCATCCATGATCGCCTCGAAAAGTACTACCCGGAGGAAGCCCTACCACTCCCTCCGGGCCGCCAGTTTTCCGCAGGAGGCTGGTCCCGCGCTGACGTTTTCGTGTTACGCCAAGCCCATCAGCTTCGCGAGCTTCATCAGATTTTCGGTCGCCATGCGCGGCAGGAAGTGTTCCTGAATTTGCTGCAGGGTCGCCTGCGCAGCGTCGGGGCCGATGCTGTCACGGAAGAACTTCAGCGCGTCATTGAGGGACGCCGGATTAGCTCCGATCGATGCATTCGCCCGTTCATTGATGCTTTTGACGAGCGCCAGGACTTCGGGCGCCGGCCCGGTGGCAGCGGCTACAGGGAACACCGGCGCCGCCTGTCCTGCACCAGCCGCCTGGGGCGCAAAGGCCGTGGGGTTGAAAGCAGCCATCGACGCTTCGGCTCTGGTAGGGATCGCCATAGGTGCTGGGGTCAGTGCAGGACCGATTGCAGGCTGCGCGGGGGCGTCGTCGACGTCCTCGCCTTTCTTGCCGCGCGTGCCCTTGAGCTGCGCATAAAATTCCTTCAGTTCCGCAATGCTGTCAAATTCGAGCTTCATGTTTGGTTCCCTTGTGAAAGACGCCTGTGTATGACAAAACCCGTCGCTTGCGTCAAGTGCGTACGGAAAAAGAATTACGGTGCCCAACCCTGAGCAACGCGGAATGCTCGCGTTTTGCATTGCTCCACTGCGTCGGCGTGGTCATTAAAGGGGCCCGCCAGTATCAGACCAAGGGCTATATCGTAGAGATGCCACGCGTCAGTAATAAACACAACGGCCACGATTTCTCTGCGTTTTAGTTTAAATTCTTCGGTCATCTCTGGCGTACCTGTCTGTGCGTACGGAAAATTAAACGCCTTCTTTTCTCTTGAAATCTTGACAGCGGAACCGCGCGTCTGTGACGTCCCCACTGTTGACTGGTGACTGGTTGCAACGTCCAGTCCACTCGTCAATTTTCGCCCAGCCCGTACATGTTTCGCAACAGTTCGGCGGCCATCGCAGCCACGAGGGTATGACTTTTTCAATCATCTCTGATGTACCTGTCCGTTGACGTCATAAATCCCGGCCGCCATGTAGCGGCCATTCTGCGCGCGCTTCAGGTAGACATGCGCGGGTTGCGGAAGGTCCTCGTACGGCCAAATAGCGGTTGTGTACGTAGTTGTCAACAACCATCCGCCACTGTCTTGCTTGATCGGAGGTGACACGACGGGTTGCCAGGGCTGGCTTTCCAGTATCTTTTTTATGCTCACGGCCTCGTGACCGCCCCCGCGCATCTTGAGATCCTTGCCAGCCTCGATTGTGATTGTATTGTCAAATTGGCAGAACGGGCAGATCGGATGTAGGAACGAGGCATACGTTTCCTCACATGCCGCGCATTGCTTGATGTCAGCTTGCTGTCGGCCGCAATGCGGGCACCGCATGCCGTGAAAATGCGGATCGAAGCGTTCGCCGCATTCCTTGCATTTTGGCGCGCTCCGGTGGATTGTCTCGCACTTCGGGCATGTCTTGCCGTTCTGCCACGTCTCCCATTCTTTCAAACATTCTCGTACGTCACACGTCAGCATGCGGCCGGGTGCGGCCATCACAGCGTCAAGAGCACCGTGCCGTGCAATGTTGCCGCCGAAGTCCGACACGAGGCAGTTGGCCGCGTGCGGCGTGATCCGAGCGCCGCGGCCTAGCCCTTGGGCGTAGTAGACTGCCGACTTCGTTGCGCGGCAAAAGGCCATGTAGTCGACCTCCGGCACGTCAAATCCGGTCGTGAACATGGCGCACGAAACGAGAATATCGAACGCGCCGGCCTTGAATGCCTCTACGGCCTTGTCACGCTTGCCGACGATCGACAGCGAGTGCACACCTACGGCTTTCGCGCCGAGGCGCTTGAACTCCGCTTCTAGCTTGTCGACGTGCGCGATGTTGCAACAGAACACCAGCACGCGGCGTCGATTGAACTTGCGCATGACGTCCAAAACAGTTTTGGCGTGGCTAGGTACCAGCTTGATCGCCCGCGGGGCTTGCTCCTCTAGATCGAAGTCGCCAGCTACGGTCGCAAGCCCCGCAACATCAATAGTTTCATCCTCGCCAGCGTCGACCGGAACGAGTGGCTTAACATACCCGTCGCGTAAGGCGTCCAGAAACGTATATCGATAAGCCACAGGGCCAAACGTTTTCGCAAGGTCACCCGTACCATCGGCGCGGAAGGGTGTTCCGGTGAGGCCGTGAACTTTAGCATGCGGGATCTTATCGAAAAGCCGCCGGTACTGCGACGACTTGGCCGGAGGGACCATATGAACTTCATCGACGAGAATAGCGACAACATCTCTAAAGAGGTGGACGCGATTGATGATGGTCCCAATGGTTCCGACAGTGACCCGGGCGAAGGCGTTGGTGCTAATGGATGAGCTGCAGATACCAGGGCGACACCCAAGTCCTCTTGCGGCTTCTGCATTGTGTTTCACCAGTTCCTTGTTGTGCGCAACAATCAGTACGCGGCCGAAGTGGCTGTAGTGCAGCGCCAGCATGCCTAGCATCGCGCTTTTACCGCCGGCTACGGCCACCTCCGCGACCGAAAAGCGATCTTCGTACGCAATCAGCGCTTGTACGCCTGCGGTCTGGTGCGGTCTAGGGACGAAGGTCATAGATCAAAAGTTCCCGGAACGAGCCATACGCATTCAGTAGGCTGCATTATAAGAGCTGTTCTCGTACGGTGCCAGCAACGGCGCCACGGTCCCGAAACGATACCGCGGCGTTCAGTGCAGATCACGTACACAATGAACATCAGCTCAACGCCCTCATTGCTTTTACGCACGCATCCCGAAGCGTTTCGCCTTTCCATAGCATCCCGCGCAATGGCTCGCCGTCGTACGTTAGCGTCACTTCGTATCCGTCGACTACGTATAGAATTTCAACCGCGCGATGCAGCGTATGTTTTGCTTCGAGCCAGTCTAGGATTTCGGTGTCACTCACAGCGCCCACCACGCCATAACCAAAGTCCAAAGGCCGGCAATCAGGCAGGCCGTGAAAAAGTCAGCCAAGGCGCCGTGTTCGATTTCGGCTGGCGACGGAGCTACCCGCGCTTGCAAATGCGAGGTGGCGAGGTGCGTTGCGATGACGCGGTGACGGGTGCGGGTCATGTCGCTGTTCCGATCAAGGTACGTAGACGGCAATCTACGGCATAGTAGCGGCCCCACGCTGTTTTGTGTGCGATTTCCAGCCCGCGAATTTCGCGTATCTTGGCGCCTTCGATCTTGCGGGCCTCCAACATGCGGCCTACTGCGATAGCTTCGGCGCGAAGCTTGGTGCAGGCGGTCATGAGGGTTTCGACTTCGGTCATGACTGCACCTCCGTTCCGGGGACAAACCAGATGCATTCTGTAAGTCTTGCTTGAAATCCGGTTATTTGTTCCTGAGAGAAGACACCGAAGTATCCACGGTAGTGGCCGCAGCACCGCGAAGAGCTTGTGTATAGTGTGCCATATATGATTGCCACGGCCTCACCCGATCACGGCGTAAGAGTAAAGCGCGGTCACGGAGTACTGGCGAAATTCAACGCCGGAACTTTCGGTTTCAAACATGACGCGAGCGCGGGTGCCGTCAAATTCGCAGATCAGGCCGGTATCGTTGCGGCTGTTGCGGATGACTTGAAGGGGTTTGAAGTGGAACATTTTTGCTCTCCAGCGGTTGACACTGGCTTTGTATGACACGTACGGAGGGAAGTCAACAGCTATTTTGAATTATTTTTCGACCGTACCAATGAGGCCAGTTTTCGCCCCTGCAATTGCCTTTCCAGGGGCACGTCTCGCACTGACAGCCTTTCCGGTACTCCCAGACATAGCCCGGCTTTTCTGGGGGCGGCTTTGATGGGTCAGTCATATTTCCAGCTCCAGCCCCAAGTTCCTCGCCACTTCCCAAACTCGCGCCATAACCTCCTGTACAGTCATCGTCAGTACCTTCGGCTGCGGCATGCCGATATCCTGCAGCTCGATTGTCGAGCCATCCGTAAACCTGCACTCGCCACGCGGGATGATCTGGCCTCTGAGCGTGTTGACCAGCATGCGCAGCTCTGGCCGGTTCGAGTGCACAAGTACGGCGGTATGCGTGACCATGAACGCCATGTCCGTTTGCATGAGCGCGACCGTTTCTTGCACGGGCGCGGCCTCCCATGGCATGCGGTGCGGAACAACATCGTTAGTCACCGAAGAACCGATCAATGAACAGATACAGGGTAACCAAAACGAGAGCAGCCCACATTCCAAGTTCCACTATTCCCACGGCATCGTCCTCCTAATCATGATCGTATCCACGGGATAGACCACGGGGAAATCTTGTCCGTCCCATTTGACGAGGATGGTGTCGAATTGTCGGTCCACGGAGGCGACCACGCCGGGGAGGCCGTCCAAGGCGCCACGAACGCGGTCGCCCAAGGCATACGTCGGAGTTGGTGTGTCGCCCCCAGCTTGCATCTCAAACCATCCATCTCGGCTTTACCACAGGCGCAAACGCCGTTCCATTCAGTCACGCTTCTGCCTTGTTTGATAAGTGCATACGCTCGATCTGGAGGGCAATCGTACGCAAGCGTTTCGCGGTTTCGAAGTCGCGCTGGCGCTCTGCGAGTAAAGCAGCATGTCGCAGAACTTCGCTATCGGTCATGTCTGCCACGGCATCTTCTCCTGTGCTGTGAAAACCCAAGGCATAATCAAAACCTGGGGCGTCATGCCTACCGGCGCGAACACCGCGAGGAACGGGCATCCCGACATTGTACGGAGGTAGCCGGAATTTAGCAAGCTTTGGAAACCGTCTTTTTCAAACATTTTTTGCGCGGCTTCTCTGGTGACGACGTGGCTTGGCACTTCGCCCCGTACATGGCCGCCGAGGTCGGTCGATACGGTATCGAATTTGACGATCGAACCGCTACGCAGGGCGTCCATGCCGCTTGCGACTGCGCCGGGTAGCATCGCAGCCAGCTTCAGCACGGAACTTTGTTCGCGCTGTTCTGGCGTTTCTCTCATCTCGCGCTTGAACACGTTGACGGTCGTCGTACGACCTTTGCTGTCTTGTCCGTAGTTTTCCGACACAACGCGGCCGAAATAACTCTTGGCCTTCGGGGCGCCACGGCATTTGCCGCAGTCGAGCGAGATCTTGTCATCCTTGCCTTGGGTTACGCGGTAGACAAAGCCGGCATTGCCCGACTTGGCGCCGTTGCCCTTCTGCCATGCGTCGTCATTCCCGAGCGGTAAGTGATCCGTAACGATCTCGGCGGCGCCCGTGCGTCTCGCTATATTCTTCAGGACGAACATGGCCTTTAGAACGCTCTCGGTATCGTTGTCGGCGAAGCACAGCCCAGAGGCGCCCCACGTGTCGACGACGATCAGATCCACGCGCTTGCCCATGGCGGCCATGCTGCCGACTTGGGCGAGGCATTGCGCCTCGAACGCCAAAGGCTGGGGAACGCCGCGTATAAGGTGGAAACGATCAGCCAGCTCGCGGGCGTTTGGCTCTTGCCTGAGCAAATGCCTTACTCGCCGCTCCGTACCGTAGTCGTCTTCGGCAGCAACCCAGAGGACATGGCCGTCTGATCGCTCAACATCTGCATCGAGCCATGGCCGTCCAGTGAGGTAGTGAACACAAGTGTCACTGGCGACTGTAGACTTGCCGGCCCCGCTATGCCCGGTAAGGAAGTGCACTTCGCCACATAGGAAACGCTGATAGATAAGCCATGGTAGCTCATTGCCGTCGTCCTCTAAAGAGATTTCGTAACCCGTACGCTGTACCAGCACGGGCAGGTTTTGCGCGTCGTGCAGGCCATTGATGACCGTACGGCGCGACATGATCGCTTGCATGATGAGGTTGCCACGCAGGATTGGCAGCTCGTCGTGACGGTCGATTTCCTGTCCGAGGGTGCGGCCGCCGATGCCTTCGTCAAGGCTGTGGCCGGCGCCAGTGATCGCGTCCTCGATCTCTTGCCGCGTGCACATGGTGTGCAGCTCGGCAAACTTGAGCACGCCAACCAGGGCGAATATTGTCGAGCCACGTCCTTCGGTCTTGCCGGTCAGCTCTTGTTTGAGCAATCCGAGGTATCGTTGCGCGGCATCGCGGCCGGCTTGCCATTCGTCCTGCGTCTGAGGAGCTGCTTCGCGCAATTCATCAGCCGTTGCCGTTTCGTGATCGGCGCTAAATCTGAGGGAAGTACCAGCACGCGCGGGTACTTCGGCCAATACAGATTGAAGCTGTGAAACCGATAAACGGGGCCATTCTGCGTCCCAGTTTTCCCACTCATAGTTTTGTCCTGTGTCTTTGTGCGGGCCGAAGGCGACGAATTGGCCGCCCATCAATTGCAGCTTGTCGCCGTCTGGAAAGGTAAACGTGCGCCCTTGTACGGGAGCGTCTGCGAGATAGAACGGGATTAAGAACCTAGGTCGTCGTCCAAATCGTACCGGCGTACTAGGTCCGAATATATTTCTAAACGCGGCAAGTAGCCTTTCGGCGGTGTTTGGATCAGAGACATCGCAATCAAATGCGGTAAGGCCAGCATCTCCACATCGAAGTCCGACGCTGCCGGCTCCTGGATGGGGTATGGGGGAGGTCCAAACATTCCAGCCGTCTCCTATAGGCGCCTTGGAACCCCTTGCGATTGCAAGAGGAAAGAGGCCACGTTGTACAGCTTGCGTCCAAAATTCTGATATGCTATTCGGGATGGGCATTCACGTTCCAGCGGCGTGAGTGGCTTTTCAAACCTCCGAAGCTTCGCCGGCTTCGGGGGTTTTTCTTTTACGTCCGCAGGGAATGATTTGGCAAGACGCTATCCATTGTGCTCTGCGGGGCAGAGCACACTAGAGGCCAATGGCGCCCTTGATTGCGTCAACGCAGTAATCGACGGACATGGGTTGGTAAAAGCAGCGCCTGACGACTTCGCCAGCATCAATTTCGGCCGGAAGCCGGTAGAAGTCGATGCGTTCGGCGGCCAGTTTGGCGATGACTTGGCTGCGATACCGCTGCCCGCGGCTGAATACGGTCGGGTCGTAGACAGTCATCTCTTGCTCTCCAGCGTTTGTGTGTACACCTTCGTACGACGGATTTCAGAGCGTGTCAAGTGACCCACGGCATCTTTTTATCCAAATCATCCGCAAGCGCTTTGTGCGGGTCAAACCCGTTCTGCGCCGGAAGTGGCTTGAATTGCGGCGTTGTTGCGCTTTGCGTAGCCATGGCCGCCGGCAACTCGTACTTGGCTAGTTTGGCCTCTAATTCTTTTTTATAGGTGTACAGACAATTTAGTTCTTCTTTCATGGTGGCGTTCATTGTACGGAGTTTTTCCAGCTCCGTATTGCCGACGGTTACCGCGGTGACAATCGTGGGAGCCGGCCCTTCCGTGGGCCGTGATTTGCCACCGCGCGAGCCAGGGCCGCCAGCCTTGCGTGCTGCTCGACACGTCGGGCAGTTGCGCAAGAGCAGGCCGCTGTTTTTGGCAAAGCCCTGCAATGCCTTTTTGGTGACATCGATACTGATCTCCGCGCTGCAGGTCGCGCAAGGCCGGTACACCCGGTACAGCTTGATGTAATCGCCGTTCCAGTACTTGGTGGTCGGCAAGCCGCCTTGCCAACCGTCAGGAAGTTCGCCTTCAAATGCGCCGTGCATGTCAGTACCTTTTCGTGTTTTCGTTCAAGCCCCATATTTTGCAGCGCTCGGCGTCGGCCTGCAGTCCGCCGGGCTGCGATAGCGAAACGAGATTGTGCTTGTTGACGTGCCGTGGGGCCGCCTCGTCACGCCATTGAACGAGCCATAACGGATCGTCGTCTTTCGAAACGACGTGTCCGCGCAAGTCGGCTCGATTATCCGCCCATCCTAGCGAGCGAAGGAAGGTCGCCGAAAATGCGACGACCTCCCAAGGCATTATCTCCGGTGGCACTTGATAAGCTCCGCGATCTCTTGTGTGGCGACGGTTTCCGCGTCGGCGTCCGTCCACACGTCAACATGGCCGCCTTCGAAGCTATCCCACATCCGGCTTTCCGAGGATGGTGCAATCCGGCTGACGCGGCGCGACTTGTCGCTGATGATGAAATTAGCCATTTCCATCGCGGCGGTGCGGACTTCGCGCATGCCCTTGGCAGCGTCCCAGCCCTGCAAAGTGTTCTGGCTCGACCACGACGCGATGTTGCGGCCCTGCAGCGCAACCCACTGTGCGCGGAGCGCCGTATTGAAGCCGGTCCAGTCAAAGCCCTTGGCGGGGAGTGCGCGGATCATCTCGTAAGTGGTGGTCATTTCTTGCTCTCCAGCGTTTCCGGCGACAACCGCCGTTTGTGTGCATTCAACATAGCATGCCGTACGCAGTCGTCAAGCATTAATATTAAAGAAGCTGTGAAAAACTTTTTCATGGTGAATTCACTACAGGATACCCTGTAAATTCACAGTACGGCCTGTTGTGAATTTATGGTGAATTCTTGTGAATTTACAGGATGCATATTCAATCAGCCCCTTCGAAGAGGTGGGGTGCGAGCGTACGAGAACGCACCCCCTAGACGAGGGGTGACCAGAGGACGTACACTGAAACAACACCCCGAACTCTACCGGACAGAGTACTCTATGCTACCGATTAGACGGCTACCCCAGCTCGCAGTAGAGACGGCTAATACGCATCTCGAGCGGATACGGCCACTCGCACGGCTAACGAGCGATGTGCTGACGACGGCATGCAGGCAGGCCGGCTTGCCGATAGAGTTGGCGGAAGTTTGCGGCGGACTGCTCGCAAGCGTGGTTGACGACTTGATTGCGGTTAGCCGGCTCGAGCGCACGGACTTCGAACGCGCAAAGCGGCTTGAACGCGTTCTGGCGGCCACCGAGGAGCCTGCAGTTAGCGCGCTGCGATGCGCCATGGCTGCGTCGCCAATCAACGGGCGGGCTTGCGCCAGACATTGGGATACGGTCTGTCCGAAGTCCGAAATCGGCAAGCTGGCGTGGCTGCTCGGCATGGACACCGACGCGGCGTACAAATATTCGAAGAAAGTTGAAAAAAGATCGTAATAGCGCTTGACGTACGGGTGCGGATGTCATACAACGTGATTACACAAACGCTGGAGAGCAAAAATGACCTTCTCGCAATTCGTCGCCCACTACAACGCCAACCACGGTCAAGTACCTCACGCCGTCATGCAGCAAATTCGTCGTGACGCAGTTGCGCGCCTTAAGGAGTGTATGCAGGCAGGCCGCGCCGACTGTGCGCTGGATTTTTCCGACTTCGTTCAGCGGATTGAAAAAGCAGTCGGCGGGGCTTGACAGTTCCCTAACTCTGTCATACAACCCGTACACTGCACCCTACCAAACGCTGGAGAGCACCTATGAACACCAATATTCCTGCCCTCGCTTCCGTCTACGCCGACCTGCAGGACGTCCTGTCCAAGCTGCAGGCAATCAGCGCCGACGATATCGAAAGCGCAAACCTCGTCCCCATGGCGAAGGCCGTGCAGGCCATCGGCGCGTACACTGCAGCGATCGACGCGCAGATCCAAGCCCGTGCCATCGGCAACGGCGAGCTGATCCCGGGCGTGCTGGTCAAGGCCGCCGTCACGCATCGCAAGTGGCACGACGAAACAATCGCTGCGGAACTGGCGCAAGAGCAGTTTGGTGACAAGGCGTTCTCGCGCAAGCTGCTGTCGCCAGCCGGCATTGAGAAGCTGGGCGCCGAAGGCAAGTCGCTCGTCGCCGTGGCGAGTTTCAAGCCCGGGGGCGGAAAGGTTGTGGTGTACTGATGGCCTATCCTTCGCACGGAATTGGCTACTTTGGTGTTATCAAGCGCCGACTAGCGCTAGACGGGGCTGACCGCGTAACGTCGTTCAGGCTGACACAGGAAGACGCAGATCGTATTGCAGACGAGATGCAGCGAAAGCAGCCGCATGAAAGCTTTGCGGTAGTGGAGCTCGTCATCCGGCGATACGTCAAAAAGCATGTGTACTGATGCACGTAGTTTATCTAGTATGCGGGAACTCCGTGCATTCCGTACATTACGCCGGTTTTATCGGTTTCAACGTTAACTGGGACCGGCCGCGCCGCGCCAGCGAGTGTTTGTGGCTAGTTCCTGGAACATGGTCGGAGGACTGATGTCTGAAAATCAAGCTGACGTAGACGTGCGTATTCGCGAGAAGATCGCGCGTCTCAGAGCGCGGCTGGCGTTGCTGGATAGCCGGCCTCCGCTAGTCAACATTATCAAGGGCATCCTTGATTTATTGGCGGACGAGCTGTGAAAGGCTTGGGCGTGTTCATGACGCTGATAGCCGGCGCAACGGCAGCCGTGCTGCTGGTACGCATTGCGGATCAGTCGTGGACGCAGTCTCAAGCGCAGCATGCACCGCGACATGTGCGTGAGTGCGTCAAGATACTGACGGACGGAACGTGCATTGAGAGGGCGCCATGAACGATCTCGTTATCTTGGCAGTCCTGTCTATCGGGATGTTTTTCTACGGGTACTTATGCGGGCGGTCAGACGAGCGTAAAAAGTAATGACCTGCCTCGGAGCTGATCTGATCGGTCTTGGCGTGCTGGTGCTCGCTATCGTGGCGTACATCGTTAGTTACTGCATCTCAGGAGAGCCACTATGAACTACGCATTGTTCGTCGTCATTGGCGTGATTTCGTTTTTCGCTGGCTATGCATGGTGCTGGCTCGCGCACGCGCCGCTCGACGACGCAGGGGAGAACGAGCCATGGATCTGAAAGAGTTCGCGGCGCTGAAGCCAGGCGACCGTATCGACAATCACATGTCCGGCGGCCACGGCCAGGTTATGGAAGCGGCCCCGCGCGGCGTTCATGTTGCATGGGGCGGCAATAACATCGTGAAGTTCTTCTACAACGTTGCGGGAACGGCATGGACGCATTGGAGCAAGGCGGAGCCCGCGGAGTGAACCTCGCTGCGCCAGAAAGCTTGACCGGCCGCGAGCGCGAGGTTCTCATGCTCATGTTTCTCGGCTGTACGGCGAAGGAAAGCGCCATTCGCATGGGCAGGATATCGCCTCGTACGGTTGACGCCTATCGCGCGGAGGTGCTACGCAAGTACGGTTTCCAGAGTACGAAGAAACTGTTGGCGTACTTCTTTGGAAAGGGCGAACAATGACCTATTTGATTTACGTACTGGCTTTCATGCAGGCGTGCACGGTGCTGCGCTGGGCGATCCCAGCTATCCGACGGCTCCCCAGCGACCTGCGCAAGACGAGATACTTCCTTTTGCCTTGGGGGCCAGGATGACCGCATTTGGGCTTGTGGTTTGTCGTGGCGCTGGCGTGGTTTGTCATGGTCTTTGTAGCCATCGCCGCAGTCTTGATGGCGGGCCGCGAAAGGTGACGCAGATGGACGTACGCACGCGACAGCGTCGACAGGCACACAAACAACGCAAAGCGCTCGCACGGGCGCTGCATTACGTACGAAATCTTCGTGGCAATGTCGCTACGCGACTGAAACTGCGTCAGCGCGCGATTGCGGCGCGGGGGTTGCGCGTTCCGCGAAGCCTTCGCAAGTACGCGCCGCTACTACGGCGGGTTTTCGCGGAACGGACTAGTTACGAGCGCGGAGGGTGACAGCCCGCACCCGGGCGTGCTAGGTTCCCGCCGAAGCGGAGCCGGATACCGGGGTTTATCGACATGGCCGAAGGCGACACGTTCGGAACGGGGCTAATGTTTAATACGGGCGATCCCGCAACGGGGGCCGCCTCGAACTTCGGGGACGTCGGCGCTGGCAGTGACGCCGGCCCCTCCGAAGCGCCGGCTGCTGTCACTGGCTCGGGTCCCTCAGGGAGTGCTAACCCGCCAACCGCACGGCAACCGGCGACGTCTTTCGGCTCCGGGTTGTCGCTTGGCGGGCCGCGCTATGTGCCGCCCGATCCGAAGACGAGCGAGCTTGACCAGTCGGCCGCCTTGCTGCAGCAACGCATCCAGCGCGCCGGATCGGTAGCGACAAACCCGCTCGCGCAGTTCTTCAACCCCGAAGCGGTGCAGAAGGCGCGCGACTTCGTGCCGGCGGCTACCGAGCAGCTTCGGCAAATCCAGCAACAGCGCCAACAGCAGACGGATATTCAGAAGCAAGCGCTCAATTATGGCGTGCCGAAAGAGCAAATCAGCCCGTACATGACGGGCGATACGATCGACAACTATTTGCTTGACCGTTACAAGAGCGGCGACTTCAGCGTCGCCAACGCGCTCAAGGCGCGCGGCAAAGGTGAATGGCTGCAGGACTTCGCTGGCCAGGCATTGGACGGCGCGCAACAGCGGCTTACGAGCGCCGACACCGCGATCAACAAATTGACAGCCGCCGGCAGTAGCCAGGAGGCATACGCAGCCGCGCGACGCAGCATGACGCCGGAGGACCGGCAAGCGCTGGCTGGCATGGGGCTGCAGGACGTCCCAGAGAAGGCAAGCGACTGGCAAGGGCTGGTGCAGAAGCACGGCGCGCAGTTTGCGCAGGCCAAGCAAATGCAGATGCAGCTTCAGACCAAATTCAACAACATGACGAATTTCGATGGCGCACCGACGAAAGAAGTACAGGAAGCGTCGCAGGGTGACATGAAGCTGGGTAGCTCGAACGAAACTGCAGGCTTCCCCGTACGCACGCGCGGCATGGACGGTCAGCTTGGGCACGTCGGTCCTTCGGGCTCCGTCAGCATGGAAAAGTACGGCATGTCGACGAAAGACGGCGGCTGGAACGCGTGGAGCAAGGAACGTCAGAAGGCATTTCAGGAACAAACGGCCGATCCGCTCGTCAAGGGCGCTGTCAATCAGTACAGCATCGCGAACAAGTTCAAGCACGAAGCGTTTGACGAGAAGAACTATACGTCATCGGCCGGGCTGGCGCTGTTGAAGGACACGCTGGGCGGTGTCGGTCGCGACGTTGCGGAGACGTCGGCGGCTGCCGGCACTGTCGGCCTTACGAAAATGATGACGCAACAGCAAGGCGGCTTCGAAGGCTGGGCGAACCGTGCACAGAACGAACTGGGCGCTATCAAGAACTGGCTGGATGGCGGCAAAAAAGGCCCGGAACCGCGCATATCGGCTGATACCAAGCGCGGTTTGCAGCTCGTCGCGGAGACGAATTACCAGTACTCGCTGGACGAGGCCAAAGGGCGCCTTGGCGGTGCGATGACGCTTGCCGGCCAAGGCGGATTGCCGCTTGACCAGATCCCGCTCGACAAGGATCTGAAAGGCGAGCTTGCCGACATGCACGAAAGCGGGCGCCGTGACGCCATCAATGGATGGATGTCGCACCCAAGCCTTACGCGCGGTGATCAGCGGGTATTCTTCACGCAGGGCGCGAACGTGCCCGGCGCGCAGCCACCACGCGCAGCCACGCAGCAAGCTCCGCCGACCTCGGCCCCCAGCCCGAGCGGAGGCACTCCGCCCGCATCTCCGAACCCAACGGCACCCTCCCCGACAGGCTCCGGTCCTGCGGGCGGTGGCACGCCGGTCATGATCGCGGGACAATCGGTTACGCCTCCGGCGCTCCCGCAAGGCGCGTCGCCGCAGTATTTGACCAAAATGCAGCGTATCGAAAGCGGCAACGAAAAAGACCCGTGGACATCGGGCACGCCGCAGAGCAGTGCATCGGGCGCGTTCCAGTTTATCAATTCGACATGGGCTGCCGACAAGCCGCCGGGCGCCCCCGCGCGGGCAGCCGACGCTACGCCGCAACAACAGACGGAAGCCGCGGCGACGCGCGCCACGAAGAACGCGGCTGCGTTGACGCGCGCTGGTGTCCCAGTCAATGACACCAATCTGTACATCGCTCACAACCTGGGCGAAGGCGCGGGGCCGAAGCTGCTGAACGCCGATCCGAACGCAGATGCACGCGAAATCGTCGGCGAAGCCGCGGCGCGCAATAACCCGCTGTTCTTCAGGGGCAGGCCAACGGTTGCGACGGTGCTGCAGCGCTACGATGCGGAGATGAACAAGGGCGCCGCGCCCACTTCTGCTACGACAGCCGCAGGTGCTCAGGCCGCGCCAGCAAGCACATTCGACACACGGCTGAAGCAACTCATGCCGGGATTGCGTCCCAGCCAGCCCGCGAAGGATCTCGCAACAAATGCTGTGGACTATGCGCCCGCGATCGGGTCGACAGCGGGGGCTGCGGTTGGTTCGGCTGGCGGTCCTCTGGGCACTGTCGGCGGCGGAGCGGCGGGCGCAGCGGCTGGACAGTCGTTCAAGGATTGGATGCAAGGCAGGGACCAAAACCCGGCGGCCATTGCAAAGGAAGCCGCTTTGGGCGGCGTCTTGGGGCTCGTGCCGGCGCGACCGCTCGTCGGCGCTGCGGTGCGCGCTGTCGGCGTTGGAGGCGTGGAAGCTGGCGCGGAGGCGGCGCAGGGTGGCAGCGCGGGCGATATCATCGAAGCGGGTGCGAAGGGCGTAGGTTTCGCGCTCGGCGGCGAAGCGCTGGGCCGCTTCGTTTCGTCGGCGGGTGCCACAGCCTACAAAGCGCTGTCACGCTACACCACGACGGCGCAGGCCGAGCTGTCCGCGAGCGCCGGTAAGCTGGCCGAAGCACGCAAAACCATGGAAACCGAGCAGCCGAAGTTGCCAGGCGCGGGCGGGACGGACACCGCAAACCCGAAATACGAGGCTGCGAAGAAAGCGGCCGATGACGCTACCGCGGCGATCAAAGACCATGGGCAGAACCCTGACGACATGGTGCACGCCTATGAGCAGGCCAAAGCGGGCGTCTCGTCAGGCGAAGCCGCGGTAACTCGCAAAGCAGCTTCCGAAAAAGCGGACGTCAGCGCCGGCTACAACCAGTTGCGCAAGGACGTGAACGAGGCGGGCGTCGGCGCGGTGAAGGCAAATCAGCCGCTTGCGGACGGCCCGGTTTCGATGCTGCGTACGGCGCCCAAAAATCCGCTATCTGGTGATCTAAACTCACCTACTGACCTAGCTGAACGTTTGGCGCTAATGCGTAAGAGACCGGGGGCGTACGGTTCCGAGGTGGCTGGCAACCCAACCGGCACCGTGGAGGAGAAGTTCCGCGCCGACGCGGAGCATGCGGAGATGCTCGCGACCGCGCCGGCCAAAAGTTGGGGCGATAAGTGGCAGCAATTGCAGAATGCGGGATCTGAACTGATCCAAAAGCGCATGTCGTTTCTAGCCAACAATGACAAGCCGAGCGCCGATGCGATGGATCAGCTATTTCAGGGCGTACGGAAACAGCAGGAAAAGGCTGCGGAGTACGTATTTGGCCCCGCGAAGGGCAAGCAAGTGATTGCGCAGCTCGAAAACCTTGATACGCGCTACGCGAAGGTCATGAACGCTACGCAGGGCATGAATTACGAGAAAATGCGCGGCGTACTGGCGCAGGGCAACACGCCGGCCGCGCGCGATCTGGAAAAGAACTTCCGCGAGTTTGCGAAAGACGATCCGTCAGCCATTCGCGCGTTCAATGCGATGAAAGCCGGCGCCAGGGGCGACTGGAAATCGGAAGCGGCCTTGATGGGGCCGGTCATCATGGGTGAGGTTGCGGCTAATCTGCACGGCATTCCGACTGTGGGCGCGATCAGCGCGCTCGTCGGTGGACAACGTCTGTACAAGCTGGTACAGGGTTACATGAATGCGAAGCTCCTGGGCAAGGCTGTCATGTTCAAGGACTTCCTTGCGCAGGAAATCAAGGCCCCAACCGCAGTGAATGCGGCGCAGCGGGCGGTCGTACATGGCGAAATCTCGCTTAATCCGATCGGTAGCGCGAATGCATCCAGCATTCAAATGCGCCCGATTGGGAACGGACAGGTACAAGTTATCAACATTCGAACGGGGCAAGTTATTTATACAGGATCAGCAGCGGGGGCGGCCAATGCGCAAGCAAGCGGGGCCGCTCAACAGAGGCGCATACTAGATTGACATATCAGGGCCTTATTGATCGATTGACGGAGCAAGTCGGCGGCAACCGTGAAATGGCGCTTTCGATCCTGCGCGACCGCGGGCATGTCGAGCAGGGTTCCGAAAAGCTGACGGCGGAAGGTTTGCATCGCGAAATGCTAGGGCCGGCAGGACGCGCGATTGACCGCGCAACGAAGACGAGCGGACGTCTTGCGCGCGATTACAAATATGATCCGCGTACGAACCGAGCAACTTTGAAGGACAAAGCAAAATGATTACACCAACACCGGGCCGGATCATGTGGTACTGGCCAGTTAAAGACCAGCGTAGCGATCAACCGTGGGCCGCTATCGTAACCACCGTGTGGGACGATAACATGGTCAATCTCTGCGCATTTACTCCTAACGGGGTGCCCACGGCAACAATGTCAGTTCCCATTGTTCAGGACGGTTCGCCGTACAGCATTGGCGACAGCCCGTACTGCGAATGGATGCCCTACCAGATCGGGCAGGCGAAGAAAAACGCGTAGGACCAATTGCTTTCATGGCTCCAACCAAAGCAGCCTCAGACGCCACGGGAACAGTTGCTTGCGTGGCTGGCCGAAGGCGTGCCGCCGGAGGATGCCTGCGAAGCGCTCGCGCTGATCTGGGATGTCGAGCGGCACCAGCCCGACGTCGTTCAGGCTGCGGCGCGCGGGCGCGTGGAGCTGTTCATCCGCGCCAAAGACAGCGGCGTGACTGGCGTTATTCGCGCGGCGATGCGGGTGGAGAGCAAGAGCTGGCAGCCCAAGGCGGAACCCATGCAGGGACTGTCGCTGGAGGATCTGTTGCGGGATTAGGCTCCGGGCACAGGCAAGAACCGTCGCAGTCCCCTCCCAGTGAGCCGGGGTACCGACACGTTTTACAATCCATCCACGGCGCGCGGTTATTCGCGTCGCGGCGCAGCCAGTCCGGCAAGTCAAGTGGGTGGGTCATTCCGGCACCTCTTTTTTCAGCCACGCATCTAGCGACGACGACAGCGTTACTCTAGACTTGGCGTTGCGTTCCTGCTGTTCGCGATCTTCGCGTTGCTTTCGCAACCTGATTTTCTTGTCGGCGAATACAGCCTCTTCAAGCGACGTCGCGTCCTTGAAGTGCGCGGAACAGCCCGGTCCCGCGTGTGCTGGCCGTACGGTACCCTTGCTGTAGTGGAAGCTCCCGCGCCGGCTCATGCTGGTGGTGCTCCGCTCCCGAACACCCACCACCAAATCCCAAGCACCATGGAGCCGAGTTGTTCCACCCACCACCAGATCCCAAGTGCAAAGGAACCGAGTTGTTCCTCGTACGTGATGACCAGCGCCATGATGACGGCGGCCGCAGTGATGAGTGCGAGGTGTGTTTTCACCGCAATTTTCTCCATGCATTCCAGAGTGTCTTGGCGACTGGCGAAGCTGCCAGCAAGTACGGCTTGCCGCATGTCCACGCGATGCGCGGCGATCCGGTGATGAGGAGAGCGCGGAAGTATTTGTGCAACCATTCGATCATTTACGTAAGTCCTCCGTAATTCTTTTGTACGCTGCGGCACCGCCATCGTACCAGCCTATGGAGTAGGCGAACCAACACGATCCACTCCACACGGCGACAGTGAAAGCGAGCCAGATGATAGTTTTGGTCATCGGCTCAAGCCAATTATTCCGAGGGAGATCACGCCCAAGATAGCGAGGGCGCCTACGCCGAGCAAGACGCCAACGAACGCGCGTGCGGCATTTTCGCCAAATGCGAAACCGATGAGCGCGGCGATGATGCCTATGGCAATCAGGAAGTGCACGATAGATTTTCCTTTTTCAACTCGTTAATGAAACGGCCAAAAGCCGGTATCTACGTGCGTGCGGGTCACGCGCGCGGATCGATACACGCGACGAAGCTTTACCATCCCCCGCTTGATCGCATAGCGCAGGTCCGGTCCCGGTCGTCGGCTTATGGTCGGTGGGCGCAGACCGATGTAGGGGTGGAACGACCTCGCGTTCATCTCGCGAATCATGGCGTACGCGCGGGCCTTCCGCTTCAGTTTGTCCTTGCTCATGACGATATGCCTTAAGTGGTGTCTAATGCAGTTTGAACTCGCCGCACGCGAACTCATGCGCAGCCACTTGTGGCCGTTGAGGCGCTGGAAAATACATGACGGGATGCTGGTTATCAGTTGGATATGCCACCATCTGCGGAGGGAACCGGAAACATTCACCCGCTGACCAGTGACGGCAATTGCCGCACGTCTGCCTCGTTTTCTCGCTCATTCCTGTTTCCCCTGTGCGGTCTTTAACGTCGTTTGTACGGATTGTATGACATCGCCTTGCGTAACAGTCAACCCTCTTGATGTATGACATTTCGTCATGTAGCGTGTCAATATCGGTCCACGCCCTTTAGGAGGCTTCTCAGTGGCAAATTTCCTCAATCAGAGCGCCACCGGCATTGGCGGTTTTCGGCACTATTCGGGCTTGCTGCCCGCAACCTACATGTCCGGCGATCCGTTCCGCGCGTCTGTCCGCCCCTTCCACGTCCCCGCAGCCAACGCGTCCGCGATCTTCCGCGGTGACATTCTCGTATTTGCCGATGCGACCAACAACGCCGCGAACGTCGGCGGTGGCGATCTTCCGGCCAACATTTCAGCGCCTTCTACGTCGGTCGTGATCGGCAACGGTGGCGGTTCTGGTTTGGGTAACGCTTCCATGGCGCCAAACGCCGCGCGGTGGGCTCCAGGCAACGGCGCTGCGGCGGTTGGTGCTGTCATTGCTGGTGTGTGCGTCGGTTTTGGTCCGCTTACGCTGTACATGGCCAAGAACGGCTTTCAGTACATTCCGGCGAGCACCGAGGCGTGGGTTTGGGTCGAAACCGACCCGGAAGTCGAGATGTACGCGACCGTCCCAACCGTCCCCGGTACGGCGTTCAACCTCAACCTCAATATGGGTGCCGACGTCAAAGCGAACGCCGGCTTCCAATCAACGCGATTTGGCGTTTCCGGCCTATCGCTTGACGCGGCTACTTTTGCGGCGGGCACTACCGCTGCGATATCTGCGCTGCCCTTGCGCATCCTCAGTTCTGGCAATCAGATCGGCAACGATCCGACCGCGGTTGGCTTCGTTGCCAAAGTCATGTTCAACAAGCTGCGCCACTTCCGCGGCAGCCCGGGCATCGCGACTGCGAACAACCCGTTCCCGTTTGGTGATTAACAGGAGCGTAGCGAATGACGACTATCAACGTTCCTGGGAAAATCACCGCTATCGAAGTCGACGAAGCGCCTGACGTCGACTTTGCAATCATTTCGCTAACCGGCGTTTCACAACCTTGATCGAAGGACACAGGATCATGAAGAAAATCCTACTCGGCATCGCGCTCGCGTTGTTCGCCATGCTGCCCGACGCCGTACGCGCGCAAGTCGTCGTGCAGGTGCCTTCGTTCGTGGCGCCCAGTACGCTGTTCGATTTCGGCAACGGGCCGCTCGAAATGCGCGTTGTGCAAGGCAACGCGTTATTCGCCACGGCGTCCAGCACGGGCGTCGGCAGCACGTCCGGCTCCGCTACGCTTTTGACGCTGACGGCTATTCCGGCTACCCCTCCGTGCAATGGTTGTATCATCTCCGGGACGGGCATCACGTCAGGCACAACCGTATCGTCTTCAAACGGCAGTCTGCTCACGCTGTCGGCGCTCATGACGGTTTCAGCTTCCACGGCGGTTGCATGGGGCGCTGCGTGTCCGACCACGCCCACCGGCCCGCAAACGCCTTTCCAGGCGGGTGTCAGCGGTGACACTCCGTTCTATACGCAAGCTCGTATCTGCGGCTACGGTGCAGCGGGTCCGGGCGCCTCAGTCGTGGCCTTCCCGATCGGAGCACACTGATATGCGGTATCTCATCGCGATAGTGCTGTTGTTCTTCGCGGTAGAAGCCACAGCAGCGGCCCAGACATCCAAATTCGGCATATCTTCGACGAGTGGCGCGGGAGGTGTGCAAATCCTGATGTCCACGGTGGCGCAGTTGCCGAATTGTGACGTCTCGCACATTGGCATACTTCGCGTTGTGAACGACGCTGCTACGCCTCTTGTTCTCGGACAGGCACTTATCGGCGGTTTTTCGACGACGCACCTCGCGCTTTGCAATGGTACGAGCTGGACCGTACGGTAAGACCGGCGGGCTTTAGGAGCGCTGATGTTCTGGCTCGGTGCCATCGTGTCGCTTTGCTACGTGCCCGGGGTGACCGGGGCATTCATTGCGACGCAATGGCCTGTGCTGGCCGTCGCGATGTCGGCCGCGCTGCTGTGGCGCCGCGGCCCGTTCACCCTCTACCACGGTCTGGGGCTGCTGTTCCTCGCCTACGCGACCGCGCATCTCTTGTTTACGCCGGTGCCGTATGCGAGCGTGTTCGGTTGGTGGCTGATCGTCATCATGGGCATGTGCGTGTGGTTTGGCACGACCATGGAGACCGGCGGAACGGAACTGCGCGACCTCTACCGCGGGCTCGCGCTCGGCGGGGCCATATCGTCGGTCGTCGCCATGTTCCAGTGGTTGGGCTACGACCGCGTTCCGGTAGTGTCGGGGTTGCCGGCGGGGATCTACACCAACAGCATCCAGCAGGGCACGGTGCTGGCGCTGCTCGTCGTGGCGCTGATTTCGGAGCGTCTATGGCTTTGGGTTCCGTTCATGCTGCCGGGCATCATCCTATCGGGTTCGCGCGGTGCGTGGATTGCACTGGCGGTCGGGCTTTTGGCTTTCGGCGTCCGTCGGGCGTGGCTCCTGGGCGCCGTGGGCGTCGCCGGGGCGTTCTACCTCCTGGGACCGCTGTCGCCGTCCGATGTGCAGCGTATGGTCATCTGGGACGCGGCGTGGCATAACCTGACGTGGCTTGGCTGGGGACCGGGGATCTTCTACACCGTTCTCCTCCCGCAAGGCAGTCAAATGTTCTACCCGGAGCACGCGCACAATGATGCACTTCAGCTCGCATTTGAGTACGGCATCGGTGCGGTACCCGCATATGCGATCTTCGCTTTCGCGCTTTCCCGCACACGCACTCGAGAGTGGCCCCTCGTCGTCGCTTTCGTCGCAGCTGGTTGCTACTCTATGCCGCTTTGGATGCCGATTGCCTCGTTCCTTGCTCTTGTCGCTGTGGGCCGCATTCTTCGTACTTCAGTTGACGTTAGCGACGACAGCGATAATCGCGGACGCCAGGTCGTACCGTGGCGACGTACAGCGGGCAGCCAATCTGTTCCCTTGGCATCGTACCATACAGCAGAGGGCTGAGAATGGCCGGCATTGATATTGAAAACAAATTCCCGAACAGCTACATGGCTCGCGCCGCGAAGATGGGCGAGAGCCGGTTCGTTTCGGATGACACACCTTCGCGCATTCTGGCTGGCGAACAGAACAACGTGTCAATCGCGGCCGCGGTTGGCCTAACCGTCCCAGTGAACACGGCGGCCGGCGCGCTGTCTTTCCCCGCGACGTACGCCATCGTCACCGCGGTGGGTGGCACCATGTTCGTCACGTACGACGGGACCACGCCGTCCAACGTGAATTTCGGGATCTCGGTAGCCGCCGGGACTTCGCTGCCCGTGCAGGGCGCGCAGGCGCTTGCGGCGATCAAGATGCAAGGCACTACGATGAGCGTAACCTACTGGAGCTGAAACCATGCGAAAGTATCTCGTAGCGCTCGCGCTTCTGGCCACGGTCTCAATGGCGTCGCTGTTGTGGCTGCCGCGCGCAATCACGCAGCAAGGCGGACAACTCCCGAACGGCGGTGGCGGCACCATCCAGGGGCCGAACGGCAACCCTGCGACCGTCAACGGCAACAACGAGATGCGGGTTAATATCGAGGGCCAGCAGCTCTTTGGCGATACCTTCGATCAGCCTACGGCCGCGCCGGTTCTTAACACTACTCAGAATTGGACCGTTACGGCAGGTAACGGCGGCACTGCCGCTGCGCTGAACGGTACGGGCACCAACAACGCCGGCTCCATCGGGATCAGCTCCGGCACGACCGCGGGCGGTTTCTCATGCGTCACCGGCAAGGTTGCCTATGCGCCCGTCCCTCCGGGTTTCCTTGTCTATGGGTTCCGTATTCAGCTTCCTGCGGCTCTCCCGGTCAACACGTACGCATTCTGGGGTGCGTCGGCTTCGCAGCTTGCTTCGCCCACGGTCGCGTCGCCGTTGACTGAGGGTCTTGGCACGGAAATCACGGCTACCGGAAAAATGCAAACGGTGTCCTATGCCGCTGGCGGGGGCGTTGGCGGCCGTACGCTGATTACTGATCTTTCGGCAACTGGCACCAACAAGCAACCTTTAGACGGTGCGACGTACACGCACTATGAGTATTTCCGAGGTGACAAGTTCTACTTTGCGCTCACGGATCAGGACAACATCACGTCGACAGGAACCGGCGCGCAGGGACCGAATATCAATTCAATGAAACCGACGATCTGCGTTATGGCGCAGGCCGGCGCGGTGTCCAGTTTGACGCTGACGGTGTCCTCGGTGTTCGTCGGCGACAACGGTCACAACACTATGGGGCTCACGCCGTACAGCTATTTTAACATGACGACGGGCACCACTTCCCTAGTGAAATCCGGTTCCGGTTTCCTTCACAATGTGTGCATCAACACACCGGCCGCCGGCACGCTGTTGGTGCTTGACAGCTTGACGGGCGCCGGCGTGCACATCGGCCAGTTGACGGAAGTGGCTGCGCAGATACCGGCATGCAGCATTTTTGACGTTCAGTTTCTCACCGGCTTGACGCTGAGCACCACGGTAGCCGGCGACATCACGGCAAGCTACAGGTAGGACCACATGCGCGTTACGATCGTTAAGGACGACAAGCTGGTCATGGTGAACGGCGAGCTTCACCACGTCGACACCGCCGCGCTGCCGGATGATTTCCACGCGCTGCAGTGGGATGGTACCCATGGCGAAGTTGAGTATCGCGCCACTCGCTGCGCGCACTGCGGCGTACTGTCAAAGAAGCCGAACGAGATCGTCACCAACATCACGCCATACCAGCCACACTTGGACGCGTGGGCCGCCGCGAAGATCGTTTCGGATACCGAGAAAGCCAAGGCTGAACAAGAGGTCTTGAATGTTGCCGGACCCAAAGGTTAAGTGCCCGGCGACGGCCTTCGCCAAAACGTGCCACAGCGTCGTTACGAAATGCGTCTGCCCGAAATTCGTGAATGTTCGAGGCCGCGACCCGCAGACGGGTGTTGAGGTCGATCGCTGGGGCTGCGTCGACAGCTTTCTGCCGCTGCTACTGATTGAAAATGCGCAGATGTCGCGACAGACCGGGGCGGCTGTCGAGAGCTTCCGCAATGAGGTTGTGAAGGAACGTGAAGAGGCCGTACGCACGTTTTCGGAATTGCTCGGGAGCCGCAAGCTACTGAGCTAGGAATGGGGGCTGGAAATGATCCTTCGCGGAGTGCGGCATAAAGACAAGCTTTCTGACTTGATTATCATGAACACCGGAGGCGTGCTTGCGCACTTTGAAGGCGTGATGCAGGGCGGGACGGTAATCGGGGCGTTCGCCGAAGGCGGCGTACAGGAACGTCCGCTCGACTACGACGGTGGCAATTTCGCGGCGGAGGTCCTGTTTGATCTGCCTGCCAGCGACGAGATGAACGCGAAGTTTGAACACTATCTGCGTTCGCCGGAAGTCATGGGTGAAGCCTATGACTATACGGGTATCGCCAATTTCATCCATCCCGGCGCGGATCTCCACTCTAAGCACCATGTTTTTTGCTCCGCGTTGATCCACGACGATTTACGGTGGATTAAGTGGTGGCCCCGCGAACTGCCGATTGACGGTCATTACGTGACACCGCTGATCCTGCACCAAGAATTGCTGGTGGATCAGCGCACTCGCATCATTACAAGAGACGATCCCGTTTTCCTCGCGCACATTGCAAAAAATGTTTGATGCCGTACTTTTTGATTTTATTGACGTACAGTGCATTGCAGCCGGGGGTCTCGGCGGCCTCATACACGCTTGGCGGATTGAAAACGCGAGTGCGTGGGAAGTCGTGAAATACATCGTGACAGGCGCGGTCACTGCGAACTTTATCGCGCCTCAATTGTTAAAGATGCTGGCGGTGTTTCCGATAGGCTTCATTGCCTTTGGCGTTGGATACACCGGAAAGCATTGGTGTCTGGCTATCGAGATGGCTTTCACGAAGCTGGACCTACTCGGGAAAACTAAAAATGAATGAACTAGTCATTGCGTTATTTGACGTCGTAGCTTTCGGAGGCGTACTTATGTTGATGTACGTTATCCGGCAAGCGCAAAACGATTTGCACCTCAAGAGGACGGATCGTTCACGGGTGGTGCAATGGCGCAAAATCACGTTCTTCGCTGACGCTGCGTACGTCTTGCTCAGTGTGTTTTTTCAGGACTACTGGCTTCGTCATCCTTCGGTGGTCGTAACTGGGTTAGTGGTAACGGGTCACCTATTGGGTGGGATGTCGCTTTTGGCGGTCAGCATGGTCTCTATGACGGAGCGCGCACCGCCAGGCGGCCACTCCGAACGGATGACGGGGGCGTGGCCGGCAGCTTATTTCGCGCGGTTCTACCAGTGGCCGCGCAGGAGGGGTGACGGGTAAGACGGAACCTGCTACGCTGCGGTGAAATGGAGTGGGTCGAGCACTACGCCAAAGCCTTAACCGCTCTCAGTAGCGTAGTGGCCGCCATATGTTCGCTCGGAGCGTGGGCGTGCACTGTCTGGAGCGATCGACGTACGCAGAAAGGTCTGGCCGATGCCAAAGAAATACGAGGCAATGCGCGACAAGTTCGAACGCGAGGGCATGAAGGCCAAAGCGGCAAAGGGTAAAGCCGCGCGTATTTACAACGGGACGCGAAAGAAGGGCCAGAAGCCGGTCACGCGAAAAGGTTGACATGAGCAACGGCCTGCCCACCAAAGCGAAAGTCGGCATCCCGGGCAAGTACGTGGATATCAGCCCCGCCACGTACTTCGTCGCGAAGCGGATGGAGGATGCCGGCAGGCTTCGACCGGGAACGGCGCTCATGCTGGCCGCTACGCTTCCGAACAAGGTCAAGACACCAAAACGAGGTAAGAAACATGGCTAGGTTTAAGGGTCGCATCACAGGCTTCAACCCCACCGGCAGTAACGATTGCGTTCCGAACCCGCTCGGGCCGCCGGCTACGACGTTCAAGGGTCGCGGTGCGCTGCCCGCCGGAGGGTTCGAGCGCTACCCGGGCGCTGCGGCCGATATCGACGACGGCAACCGCCGGCTGGCCAAGGCGAAGCACGGCGACGGCAGCGGCGACGGCGTGAGCTACGGCGGTCGCGGAGCGTTTAGCAAAGGCAAGCGCTAGTGGAAAGTAAGGCGCGATTGACGGTAGTAGCGCGGGGGCCGACAGGCCCAAAGCGCCGTGTTAAGTGCAAGCGGGGGCATGATCTCGCGGAGCACCGTCGTGAACGCATCAACGGCAGTACGTTTTGTCAAGCTTGCCTTATCGAAAAAGCCAAAGAGCGCTATCAACGAGACGAAGAGTTTCGTAAGCAAAACAGTACCTATCGCAAAGAACAGTCCCGAAAAGCGAAGTACGGAATAACTGGTGAGCAATTCCAAGATATGCTTGCTTCGCAAGAATTCGGCTGCGCAGTCTGCATGTCTTCGCTCATCGGCGTTAAGGTGTGCATTGACCACGATCACAACACGGGTGCCGTACGCGGGCTTTTGTGCCATCACTGTAATGTAGCGCTAGGTCTCTTCAAAGACCGTACAGATCTGTTACAGAGTGCCGTTCGTTATCTGGAGGCTTCACGTGTTCTATAGACCAGGGGGCGGCAGCAAAGCCATAAACAGGCAATATGATTTTTGCTACGTCGATTTCATCGGCGGGGCTACCGGCTGGTTGCCCATCGCGAGCGGCAACCAGATCTCGCTGAATATCTGCCGCGCTTCAATCGTCTTCGGCACCACTGCGCAAAGCTCGGTTACGAAGTCGGCCGTGTCTCCCGAAGCGCAAGTGCTGCTCGAATTGAAGATGTTCGGCGGCGACACGGATAGCAATGCGTGGCCCATCGATCAATGGCAGAACTTGGTCGTCGCTACCGACCGCCGCGCGCATCGGGACGGTTGGGTGCGCCTTCGTGTCGTCAACATCAACAACAGCGACGGAACCGGCGTTGCCTTGGCGTTACAGATCAATCGAAAGGGCGACGTGGGAGCGGTAACGTAAATGTCCGGCTTCGACAACGGCACGACGCAGAGCGGGGTATTTTTTCAGACCAAGCAATTCGGCGCGATCATGCGCGGCTTTGGTCCTCCCGTTCCGCAATCCGGCGTTGTCGGCGACGTTTACATTGACGTACAGACGTGGTTTCTCTATTCGAAACGGTCCCCGGATGCAGGCGGCGACGTCGATCCCTGGGGGCACTACCTGTTTCAAGTTCCTGTCACGTACCGTACAGCGTTAAAATGGTTCAGCGCGTACGCTCCGACCGATGATGTCGGCATCGCAAACGACTATTGCCTGCTTTGGGGTGGCTGGACGAACTACGGTTTGCAGCCTTCGATTTTCGGACCGAAGCAAGCGACGAGCTGGCCAGAGAATGGCAACGGCCCCGATACGACGATCGCAGCGGCGGGAGCCGGGACGACGCTGCAAGTTGGCTTGGTCGACGAGGGGCTCGCGCTCGCGGAGAGCAATTCGACACAGCTTATCGTCGTCGGCTTGGTCGACGAGTACATTCTTGGCATCCCGGTCACCGCGGGTGCGGGTTCGATCGTATCGCAGCTCGGTTTGCAATCCGGCCCTGCGAACATCGCTGTCAGTCTCAACCCGCAGTATGCGGCAGAGGATACAAACATCGTGCCCAACTTCACAAACATAGTTCCGGGCGAGCAGAACAATGTTTCAATCGCAGTGGCCTCCCATCTTACGGTACCCGCAACCGCAACGTACGCAATAGTCACGGCGGTGGGCGGAACTATGTACGCAACGTACGACAACTCCGTACCGAGTAATGTCAATTATGCTATTGCGATCGCTGCAGGTACGTCGCTGCCCGTAACTGGAACGGCCGCACTCGCCGCAATCAGAGTGCAGGGATCTTCCATGAGTGTGAGCTACTGGAATTAGCATGTCAGGTTTTGACAACGGCACTCTGCAAGGTGGGATTTTCTCGCAGTCGAAGCAATTCGGCGCGATCCTGCGTGGGCTGGGGCCGCCCGTTCCACAAGCCGGCGTTGTTGGTGATCTGTATGTCGACGGACAGACGTTCTTTCTGTACAGCAAGCGATCACCCGACAGTGGCGGGGACGTCGACCCGTGGGGCCACTACCTGTTCTTGGTGCCTGTGACCTACCAAACGCGGCTGAAGTGGTTCTGTGCTTTCGCGCCGACCAACGATATCGGCATCGATGGCGACTATGCGTTGCTCTGGGGCGGGTACCCGAACTACGGCTTGCAGCCTTCAATCTTCGGTCCCAAGACCGCCGGAGCATGGCCAGGGAGCCCGGTTGCGGTACCCGTGAACATTAATCTTCTGTACACTGCAGAGGATAGCCACGATGTCTGAGGCACATGGTTTATAACCCCGCAACAGATTTCTTCTCGCTCTGGCGCAACAATGCCGGGCAGGTCTCCAAATTGGAGGTGCCGGGGCTTGACGTCGTGATCGCTGCGCTGGCGCGTGCGGGCCTCTTCACGCTTTCGGTGTCCGCCACTGCCCCCGTCGCCAACCAGTCAACCACGGCTTGGCTCAAGGCCGCCGTGCCTAGCTACTCAGCCGAAGGTGCCTTGAACCTCTGGGACAAGGTGACGACCACGTACCTACCGGCCACGGCTGCGCTATTCCTGCAGCTTTTGGAGGCGACGGCGGGGCAGAACGGCGTTTCATGGTGGACGGCAGCCGGCGGCCCGCCGCTGAACACTGTCGGTAACAATGGCGATTTCGCCGTGCGCACAGATGCGCCGAACGGGATCTACGGGCCGAAGGCACTCGGGGCATGGCCTGCTACGCCGATACCGGGTACCGCTGACGTTCTTACCAGTCTTTCGCTTGACAACACGTTTGGGTCTGCGCAGGGAGACTTGATCTACCGGGATACAGCACTATGGAAGGCGCTACCACTTGGCGCAGGCGGTTCCGTACTTGCATCTTGGTTTGGTCTTCCAGCATGGCAAACGTTTTCTACGCTGTTTGACGCAGTCTTTGGGGCCGTACAAGGTTCGATTTTGTATCGCAGTGGCGCTAGCTGGAACGCGCTCGGGCCAGGTATCGCGGCTCAGATTTTATCAACGAACGGACCCGGCGCCAATCCGGCGTGGGTGCCGCGCACGGCTGAGTTTCCATCTGGCACTGTCATGCTGTTTCAGCAGTCTGCGGCGCCGACAGGCTGGACGAAGCAAACGGTGCTCAATGACTGCGGCCTGCGCGTGACTTCTGGTGCTGTCAGTACGGTAGCAGGAACGGCGTTCAGCACTGTATTTGCGCAAACTGCTGTCGGCAGCACAACATTACAGACTACGCAGCTTCCTTCGCACACGCATGGCGTTCCCCTTAACAGCGGGGGAGGGGTCGGGCTCGTCGGTACTTCTGGAACGGGAAGCATAGGCAGCACGCCAACCGATGGCGGCACGGGCGGTCAATTGTCGCACACCCATTCGATACAGTTGGCATTGTCGTACACAGACGTCATCATAGCAGCAAAGAATTGATATGAGCTACGCGCCTACAACAGACTTTGTTTCTCTGCTACGGCTGGTGTCCTCCGGCGGCGTGCGCGTGGAACGCATGCCGGGGCTTGATTTTGTTGTCATAGCGTTGGCGCGAGCGGGGTTTTTTGATCTCTCGGTATCCGACACCGCGCCCACTACCAGTCAAACAACTACGGCGTGGTTCAGGCCGGCCAAGCCTTCGTGGGCTGCTGAAGGCGTCCTGTATCTATGGGACGCAGACAGCTTGTCATACCAGCCTGCGACGACTATGCTATGGTCTGAACTGCTGATTACATCTAAAGCTACTACAAACACGCAAATGATTAAGACACCAGGGCCGGTGACCATAGGTGCGACTATCGATCATGTCTTGGTTAACCAGACAGTGAGCGCACCAATCACTTTAATTTTGCCGCTGGCTTCGACCAAGCCAAATGAGGTTTTAGTGTGCGATTGGAAAGGCGACGCAGGACTTGGTAACACTATTTCAATTCAAACTACTGGAACCGACATATTTCCGGGCGCCATCACAACTTGGCAGATAGCGGCCAACACAGGCAGCGTGCTGTTTCATCCGATTACGGGGCTGGGATACGCGATATGAAACATCTGTTAAAATTTCTGGTTTTGGCTTTAGTTGCCTTTGATACGGCTGCGTACGCCGCAAGCGGTACACTGAATAATCATGCTTTCGCGATCGGTAAAGGTGCAGGCGTAACTGGTTATACGTCGCTGCTCTGCCCATCCGGGCAGTTCCCAATGGGGCAGACTGCGGCCGATCCTCTGTGCGTTGCTGCATCCGGCGACGCAACCATGACGGCTGCCGCTGTACTGACGTTGGCCACAGTTAACGCGAACGTGGGCTCGTTCGGCTCGACAACGCAATGCGTCGCTTTTACGGTTGATGCCAAAGGGCGGCTTACGGCTGCATCGGCCGCGACATGCGCCCCTGCAATCGGTAGCGTC